AGCACGAAGGCTCTCCTCAGCATCCCTACCAACGAGAGCCCTTACTCAACCACCACAACCGGAAAGGCTGTAGTCCCTACAACCCACAACAAGAAAGGTTGCAGTTATGCCATCCAATAATCATTCCGCGGGTGGAAGTAAACCTTTAAGCCCAAACGGCCAAGCCGCCCTTTCGTACACTACTGTACAAAAATGGGCCGTGTTCCCTGTCCCGCCGAACACCCGGGCGTCTTACCTGTCCAAGGGATCGAACGGCGAGCGCTGGGGCTGCACCCGCGATCCAGACAAAGTCAGAGAATACTGGACCAGGTTCCCCACCGCAGGCATTGGCCTGCCGATGGAGGAGAACAACCTGGTCACTGTGGACGCTGACACAGCGGAAGGCCACGTACGCGGCGGCGGGCCGGAGGCCATGGCAGCCCTGGAGGCGCAACACGGCGCGCTGCCTGACACGCTACGGGCACGGACACCGTCAGGCGGCCGGCACTGGGTGTTCAACCGGCCCGCCGGGGTCACGGTCATCAATGCCTCAGGCGTTCCCGTCGACGGCATCGACATCCGCGGCGACGGCGGCATGATCGTGATCGCCCCCACCAAGCGCAAGGGCAAGGCCTATACCTGGGAAAACTTAGGGGTGAAGATAGCCGACGTGCCGCCGTGGCTGCTGGAGCTGATCACGCTGCGGCCGCGGGGGTCGTCAGGCCGTCCTGCCTTCGGCAGCAACTACGAGCCCATGAGCGACGAGAAGCTGGAGGCCTGCGTCAAGGCCATCAAGAACCCTGCCGACCTGGGCCGCGACGCTTGGACTAAGATCGCGATGGCGATCTACTCCGCCGACAGCGGCGACCTGGGCTTTCGGCTGTTCGACGACTTTTCCAAGCGCTGGGAGAAGCCCAACGGCTACGACCCTGAGGCCACCCAGCAAAAATGGCGGCAGCTGCAGGGCAGTCCGCCCAGCAGGGTGACCGTGGGTACGCTGATCATGTTGGCCAACCAGGACAGCCCAGGCTGGAACCCATCGCACCCACGGGGCTCTGGCGCAGTCCCAGGAGCCCCCGAGGACCAGGCTGAGATCCTGCCGGCTAAGTTAGCCCTGACGGATTTCTGGGCTGACCACGAGGGCCATCGGTACATCTACGCCGGGACCAACCGGGGTTTCTCGGCGACGGTCGTTGACAACTACTTCGGCAAGGTCAAGGCTGGCGAGGACGCCGAGGGTGAGCCGATCATGGTTCGGGCGTCGGTCTGGCTGGACAACAACCGCAGCGTGCAGCAGGTTCTGTGGGCACCCGGCGAACCCATGATCATCCAGGAGAAACACCTGCTGAGCGGCGGCTGGGTCGAGGCCAAGGACAAGCGGGCCTTTAACATGTACCAGCCGCGGCGAACCGTCAGTTGGCAGGGGCGCAGCGCTCAGCGGTGGGTGGACCACGTTCATCGGCTTTACCCTAACGAGGCTGATAGGATTATTCAGACGTTTGCGTACAAGGTGCAGAACCCTGGGGCCAAGGTCAACCACGCGCTGGTGTTTCTGGGCGACCAGGGCATCGGCAAGGATACCCTGATCGAGCCCATGCGTCACGCCGTCGGCAGCTGGAACTTCGTCGAGATATCGCCGCACGACATTCAGTCCGCGTACAACGGCTACTTCCAGAACGTAGTCGTCTTGATCAACGAGATCCGGGACCTGGGCGACATCAACCGGCCTCAGTTCTACGAAAGGACTAAGGTGCTGATCGCCGCCCCGCCCTCGACGATCCTCGTGAATGAAAAGTACATCCCGCATCGGTCAGTCTTGAACTGCTGCCTGGTCCTGATGACGACTAACGACAAGGCGTCGCTGTGGCTGCCACCCAGCGACCGCAGGCACTACGTCCTGGACTCGCTCGTCATGCGCGGCGACATCGAGGATGGGTACTTCGAGGGGATCTGGGAATGGTACCGGACCGGTGGATTGGAAGACGTGGCTGAGTACCTGGAGACTTTGGACGTGAGCAGCTTCAGTCCCTACATCCCGCCGCCGCAGACCCAGGCGTTCTGGGAAATCGTTCAAGATTCGACGCCTTCCGAGGGGGCTGAGCTGGCCGGTTTGTTGATGCAGATCGGCGATCCGAAGGTGGTGACACGGGACATGATCATAGAAGCTACGAACGGGAACCCCGTTTTTCAAAGCATTCAAGTGTGGCTGGAGGACCGAAAGAACCTCCGGCTATTCCCCTCTAGGATGGACACAGCGGGCTACGCGAGGGTGAGAAACCCCAACAAGGCGGATGGTCTTTGGCCATTGCCGGGGTCGTCACGGGGGGTAGTCGTCTATGCTAAGAAGGAACTTTCCCGCGAGGAAAGGGCCGCAGCGATTGCGGGGCTGGCGGGCCCTGGGTCGGCAGCGCACAATTAGCCGACGGTGATAACGGTGATGGTTTGAACTCTCCGACGAAAAGTGAAAACCAATAACGGTCCCCCGCATGCTACTTAGATCAAAGTGAGAACATATAATGAAAACAACGGTTTGTGCCCCCTGCCGAGGAAACCGGTTTTCGCTGGAGAGTTCAAACCATCACCGTTATCACCGTCGTGACAGCCCCGCAGGTCCTGCGGGTCTCAGACCAACCGACGGGAGACGGAAGCCGTGGAACTAGCTTTTTTCAAACGGACCACTGAATGCCTTTCAAGATGTTATCGAGGCCTACCAAGTTGGGAGAGTTGCCACCACGGATCGTCGCTAACTCTCCCAACTCCCAACGATTCTAGGAGGAGCAGATGATGAAAGCGAGAGAGATCATGCCGGCTAGGCGCCGTAGTGAAAGCTTTGAATTGCCATTCGGCGGCTTCTTGACGCCACACAAGATAACGATCGGCTATTACTCCGACGGCCGGTTAGGCGAAGTGTTTATCACCAGCGGCAAGACGGGGGAAATGGTCGAGGCCATTGCCAGAGACGGCGCGATCCTTCTGTCGATCGCCCTTCAGCATGGCGCTACGCTCGACACGATCAAGAGCGCGATCACGCGCGATTCCTCAGGGTCGCCGACGTCGATCGTCGGGGCCGTTGTAGACAAGTTGTGAATGCACCACGCGATGGCGGCCTGCCGAGGATGTTCCGCCAGAATCTCAGGCAAGCCCAATGGACCGCCATCGAAACAGGAGCGACCTCTCAGGGCGTGCCAGACCACGAGTACGTGTTCCCCGGCGGCCATCAGGGCTGGGTGGAATTCAAATCTACAAACGCTTGGGCAGTCCGGTTAAGGCCTGAGCAGATCGGCTGGCTGCTCCGACGCTCACGACTGGGCGGCCGGTGCTTCGTGGCTGTGGTTCGGCAGGGCCACGAGCTTTCGTTGATCGACGGCGCTAAGGCTGACGTCCTGGGGGCCTCAGGCCTTAAGGCCGTGGTGCCGGTTCTGTGGCTGCCTGAGTTGCCCTGGGACTGGAGCCAGATCCAGCGGGTGCTGACGGGGGTGTAGCAATATTTTGCAGATGAATGGTTTACTTCTTACGGGTAAGGATATATGCTCACGACACTGAAACACAGGAAACCCTCTCATGAAACGATTACTGATCGCCCTCGCCCTGTTAGGAACCTTGCCGGCTCACGGCGAAGAAGCTAAGATATGCGTCTGGGGCAAGCAGGTCACGTTGATAGAACGGATGGCTTCAGGCCGGCCGGGTTACGACGCGCTGTTCGTCGAGGCCAACGACAAGACCCCGTTCTTTGTGCTGTTGCCCCATGACGCGCCCCTGTCAGCCGCCTGCCGGGTAAAATGAGCATCTACAAGTACGGCGTAACACCGTCGTCGCAAAAAGCCGAGCGGGCTTTGGAGAGCCTTGATCGGAAAGATCCGCCTCCTAAGGTGAAAACGATCCCCCATGGCGTTTCGTCTTGCCCTGTGGTAGGACCCGATTCGTCGATTTAAGAGAGGGGCTCGTTTTGAATGTCTCGGTCGGACAGTTGGGTAGCAGTATCCACAGAACCAGCGGCGGAATACACCGCCCAAGTCGAGCTGCTTCGCCTCGGTCTTCATCCCTATCTGCCGCAATTCCGTCGATCTTGGCTGCCTCAGAAGGCGACGAAGCCCTTGGTTCGGGCTAATCCCTTGTTCCCCCGGTATCTGTTCCTGCCGTTGCCTGAGGCACGGGTGCCGGGGGTTCACTATGCTCGGGGTCTGCGGCGGCCCAAGCCGATCTTGGCCGATGCCGAGGGCCGGCCGTGGCTAGCGCCCGGGGACGTCATCTTCGACCTGGCGCAGATGGAGCACCAAGGGGTTTTCGACGAAGGCTTAGCCGCCGGGGACCGTGTGCACCTCCGGTCAAAGGGGCCTTTGTCGGGGGTCGACATGTTCTTCGACCGGGCGGCCGCGGGCACGGCGGAGCTGTTCCTGCCGCTGTTCGGCGGCTGCCGCGGGGTGGCCTCGACCGAGAGCCTGGTCAAGGCCTGATTGGACAAATCGAAAAAACGGCCTTATCTTGCGCCCCCAACGTTGCCATGGCCAGGTTCCAGGCTAATCGGCGGTTAGCTGGAGGCCATCGCAGGGGGCGCTGCTGGACGGATGCTCTCCGGGCCGGAATTAAAGGCTATGCTGACACGCCATGACAGACAATGACGATGAGGGTAAACGACTGCGCGACAACATTGTCCGCGAAGTCTTCACGTCGGTCCCGATGCCTAGGCCCAAGCCTAAGAAAAAACAGGCAAAGCTCAACGTCAACGAAGTCTGCAAGGTCATCGTCGAAGAACGGGGCCTGATCTCCCGCATCGCCGAGAAGCTCGGGACGACCCGGGCCAAGGTCAAGGCGTTCATCGTCAACCACGACAAGTGCGCCAAGATCCTGAAAGAGAATCGGGAGGCCCTCGGCGACTTGGCCGAGAAGAAATTGTACGAGCTGATCGAGAAAGGCGAGTACAAGGCGATCGTCTTCTACCTGACTGTCATGTGCAAGGACCGCGGCTTCGTCCTGCCGACGGGGATCTCGCCGATCTCAGGCGACACTAACACCATGACGGTCAACACGATCAACATCCTCGCCGTCCCGTCAGGCCGGTACTTGACGCCCGAAGAAATCGAAGCCCTGACGCCGGCTGACGATGCCGCCTGATGGCCAACCCTCTGACGTTTCGGCCTGGACCTGAGTCTGACGTCGATCACGATGGCAAGACGGCCGAGTGGGAAGATAACAAACTGTCGAACGCCCTAGCCTGGGCCTCGACAGTGTTCGTGCCGACCTGGTGCCAGAACGAGCAGCACTGGACCGCGCGGTTCGCCAATTCGCTGTTCACGACCTGTCCCTGCTGCATGATCTTCCGTGGCATCACGATCGGCGCCGCTGGAATGGCCCTGATCTCTGTAGCGATATTTGCCATGATTAGTCTCATAACATGAACATCGCCGCCCCGCCACCGATCGTCATGGGGAAGAAGTTTGCCGACGCCCTGTTCACTGACGCCCGCCACAAGGCTTTCTACGGCGGCCGCGGCAGCGCCAAGTCCTGGTCCGTCGCCACGTACCTGACGTCGACGGCAGCCCGCAAGAAGAAACGCATCGTCTGCGCCCGCCAGTTCCAGAACTCGATCCGAGACTCGTCGAAGGAACTGCTGGAGAAACGCATTCGAGCCCTTGGCCTCAGCCGCCAGTACGCCACGACGGAGAGGTCGATCATTCATCTGGGGACAGGCAGCTCGTTCCTGTTCGTCGGCCTAGAACGCAACGTCGAGTCGCTGAGATCCTTGGAAGGCGCCGACATCGTCTGGGTAGACGAGGCCCGCACGATCAAAGCCAAGTCCATGGAGATCCTCCTGCCGACGATTCGGCAACCAGGATCAGAGCTGATCTGGTGTTGGAACCCCGAGAAGCCGACCGACCCCGTCGACGCTTACTTCCGTGACGGCGATCCGCCGCCTCGCTCGATCGTGGTTCGCGTGGACCACACGGACAATCCGTTCTTCGAGCAGACGGAGATGCCCCACGAGCTGGAGACCCTTAAGCGGGGCAACTTCAACCGCTACAAGCACGTCTGGCTAGGCGAGTACGACCTGTCGTTCGAGACGAAAGTATTCTCGAACGTGGAAATCGGCCACTGCTTCGTCCCCGACAACTGCCCGCCCCTGTACGGCATGGACTTTGGTTTCGGCAGCGATCCGTCTTTCGTCGTCAAGCTGTACGTGATCGAAGAGCGGAAAGAGATTTACATAGCCGCCGAGGCTAGTGGCCGGGTGCCCATGGTCCAGCTGCCGGCCATGGTCCGCAGCGTGGTCGGCGACACGGGCCACCTGATCAAGGCAGACTCAAGCCAGCCGGGGACGATCGAGTTCCTGGGGAATCAAGGCATCAATATCTACCCGGCGAAGAAGGGGCCGGGATCTGTCAAGTCGGGGATCTTGTGGCTGCAAGGGTACAAGATTTACATCAACCCGGACTGCGAGGCCATGCGGGAGGAAGCCCACATGTACTCCTGGATGACGGATAAGCTGACGGGCAAGGCGCTGTCTGTGCCGATCGACTCGAACAACCATGGTTGGGACAGCGTTCGATACGCAACAGAGAGTGCTCAGACCGAGACGGGTAGCAGGGACGAAGACGGCGGGGTTTTGCAACTGAAGAGGTGGTAGGTATTTTTATTGCGGTGTACTAATGGCGAATGAAACTGACGTTCGAAAACATCCGAAAGACGACTCGCAAAAGCGGAATCTACCTCATACAGGGTCCAAATGGTCGCGTTTACATCGGGCAGAGTTACAACGTCGGCAGACGTTTGACCGTCCATTTGAGCCAACTGATAGCTGGGAAACATGGCAACGTTATATTGCAACGTTCATGGTTAAAGAATGGTTCTGATGCTTTTGAGTTTCGGGTGTTGATGGAAGTCGAACGCTCCATGCTCACTCGGATGGAACAGTACTGGATGGACCAGTTTAAGATCCAAGGGAAACTTTACAATTTGCATCCGACGGCAGGTTCTGCTCTTGGGTTCAAACAGCCAGAGTCGCAAAAATCTAAAGTAAGAGCGGCCTTGATAGGACGACCCCTAGATCCTGAGGCAGTTGCTAAGATGAGGGCAACTCTGACGGGTCGAACCCTTACGACGGAACACAAAGAAGCTATCGGAAGAGGAGGGAGGGGGTTAAAAAAATCTGCTAGTCACCGGGCCAAAATTGGCGCTGCACACGTTGGAATGAAACGAACAGCTGAAACCTGCGCCAATATCAGCAAGGCCGTACGAGCGGCAATGGCAGACCCCGAAGTACGGGCCAAGATCAGTAAGGCTGCCAGAAATCGAGGATGTGATGCCGGCCAGTCCAGGCTTTCCCCACGGTAAATCTATAAAAAATCCCATCACGTACGAGGCCCTCAAGCGCAGCGGCATGAGCAAGACAAAGGCTGCCCGGATCAGCAACGGTGTCCTGAAGCGCGGCGTCGCCAAGGGCGTCCATTGCCGCGGGGGCCGGTGCCGGAGCCGCTGACATGGCCAAGCTCACGAGCCGCCGGCGGAAGGGATTGCCGAAGAAGTCCTTCGCCATCCCTGGCAAGAGAAAGTACCCGATCCACGACAGAGCCCACGCCTCCAATGCCTTGGCGCGGGTGAGCCAGCATGGATCGTCGTCGCAGAAGAAAGTCGTCCGCGCAGCTGTCTGCCGGCGATACCCTGGTCTGCCAAGTTGTAAGTGAAATCGTGATCGTGCCGCCGTTCCGGGGGGTGTGGAAACGGCGGCACTTACACAACGGGTCGAGGGGTCGCGTCACCCAGAGGGGCTGGGTGCCAGCATAATTCACACCCCACAGGGGTTGTTCCACGGTAATCGGAAGGAATTTTTGTCATGGGTTGTGGTTGCGGTGGTCGGTCTTACGCTCCTCGGTCTGTCTTGCCGCCTAAGCGTCTGCAGGGGAATCACGCACCGATCTCGCAGCCGCCACGGATGGCGACGTCGCAGTCCCATGCGCCAGGATCTGCGCCCACCAACGTGGTCCAGTCCGCTAGCCTGCAGCAGCGCCGCGCTGCGGCTGCTAACCGCCGACAGGTCTGATAACATCCCATGGGTATGCTTAGTTATCTGTTCAAGAAAGCTCCTGAACGGATCGCCAGCGATGAGCCGGTGTCGCCGATCTACTTCATGGCGGGGCAGCCGGTCCGGTTCCTTTCCTCTGCAGCAGCGATGACGGCTGAGATCGCAGTCCGTAAAGTGCCGCAGCTGTACCGCATCACGAACTTCGTCTCCAGTGCAATCCAATCGGTTCCTTGGTACTGCGAAGTCGACAACGACGTTGTCGCCATGGAACAGGCCGGCGCCAGCTCGATCAAGGCGATCAACTCCCTCTTGAAGAGCCCCAACGACAGCTTCACGGCGACGAACTTGCAGTACTGGATCGCTTTGAACCTGTTGCTGTACGCCCGCGCCCACTTCAAGGTCGGCGTCAGCTCTTCCGGCCTGCCCAACGGCATCTACCCGCTGGCCGCTAAGTACATCCGCGGCATCCTGAACAACCGCGGCACGGTCGAGAAATACGAGTATGGCCTGAACGAGGAAAGCAAGTCGATCCTGCCGACGAGGCGGACCGCAGAGAAGACTGGCGGTGGCGTGGCTTACGCGGCTGAGATCAGTTTCCCGTCGATCACGGGGTTGGTCGAGTACAACAAGACGCCCGCAGCGATCGAGAGCATTACCCTGCCGATCATGATCATTCAGGCTTTGATGCAGCGGGCTTTCGATACCGCGTCCGGCCACCCGAACGTCAAGTACATTATCACGGCAGAGAAAACTCTGACGGTCCAGCAGAAAGAGGCCGTGAAGAAGCACTTGGAAGAAGCCGCTCCGGGCAACGAGGACAGCGGCAACATCCTGTTCTTGTACAACACGTCGATCACGGTCCACAAGCTCGACAATGACCTCAACGACATCCACTCGAAGCTGCCCCTCGACGACATGACCCGGCAGATCGCTGGCGTTTTTGGTGTCCCGATCGCTCTTCTAGGACTGGGGTCCGCCGACGCGGCTAAGTACGCGAACAATTACGCGGAAAGCCGTCTGTCGTTTTGGCAAGACACGATCGTCCCGTGCTACCTGCGGCCCATCGCGACTGGGATGACAGCAGCTCTGTGCCCTGCGGGGGCGCGGATCTGTTTTGACCTCGACGATATCCCGGCCCTCTGGGAAGGCCGCGCCAAGTTGGGCCAAGTCCTCGGCACTGTGCCCTTTATGACGGACAACGAGAAGCGGGCTACGTTGGACTTCGAGCCGATCGCCGGCGGAGAGAATCTGCCGCCGCGGCCGCCGAAAGAAAGTCCAGCAACTGACACAACGGTCAAGCCTGATGGCTCGGCTTACGCGCCCGACGACGGCGTCACGAACAGGAGGCCTCTCCAATGACCAAGACCTGGCAAGCTGGCGATCGAATCGAGTGCGATCTGGCTTTCAACCCAGCGACGATGGCGGCCGGCGAAAATATTCCCGACGGCTTCATCAAGGGCATCGCGTCGACGCCAGCAACGGACGCTTACGGCCACAAGGTCCTGCCAGGGGCTTTCACGAAGTCGATCAACACCAAAGGCCTGAGCGGACCCCGCGGCATCAAGCTGCTGGCAGGCCACGACTGGCACAAGCCAGCAGGCGTCATCAACCGTCTCGAGACTGTCGGTCAGGCGTTGCAGCTCGAAGCCCAGATGAATCTGAACGTGTCTTACGTCAAGGATCTGTACGAAGTCGCCAAGCAGAACAACGGTTTGTCGTTTTCTGTCGGCTTTATCCTTGAAGATTTTGAGTTTGTCGACCAAGAAAAGGCCGTCGACAACGAGTTTTTGATCATAAAGAGCGGGGATTTGATGGAAGTTTCCATCGTCTGCTTCCCTGCCTGCGCCGAAGCTGAGATGAGTTTCATCAAGCAATCCCCGAATACTCTGGCAGAGTTCGAGAAGGCGCTGGTCGCCGAGGGCATCTGCAAGAGTCGGAACGAGGCGAACCGGATCACGCTGGCCGTGAAAAAGTCGGTTCACTTGTTTCATGGCAAGACGCCTCAGGAGGCGGCTCGCGTCATTGAACCGACCCATCCCTTGTTGGATGTTCACAAGCTAAGGGCCGCAACCGATCTTGCGATCAAGGCCAGGGCGTTGCTCAGCTCCCGGTGAGTTGACCCGCCGATCCACAATCAGGAAACACATCCATGAACACCAGTCACTCACTCCTCCGAGGGACTTACCTCACGAAGGAAGCTCCTGCGGACGTCAAGGCCGCCGAGAAGGCCCTGGAGACTTTGACTCTCGAGCTTGGCAACATCACGACCGCCTTGGAAACTAACAGGAAAGAAGTGGACACCCACTACAAGGACCTGACGACACACTTCAACGGCGTCAAGGCCGACACGGATGAGGTCAAGGAGTCTGTCAAGAAGCATGCCATCGAGTACGCTGCTCTCGTCACCAAGCAGCAGGCGCTTGAGCAGACCATCGACAACATCAAGAAGGAGATGGACGCCCCGCTCCTCAAGGGCGGTTCGGATCTGGCTGACAACGACCGCAAGTCTGCCGTCGAGCTGCAGCGCCGCGCGTTCCTGTTCAAGGGCGGCAACGAGTTCGAGTTCAAGCCGGACATGGAGAACCTGGTCGATGCTTCGGCGTATCGGTCGGCGGTTCGCAAGCTCATGAATGTGGGCATCGAGTCGAAGGCCAAGATTGTCCGCACGTTCACGGACATCGAGCGCAAGGCTTTCGACGGAGCTTCGCTTGACTCGGCCCTGTTCTCTCCGGAGATGCTCGGCATCGAGGTTGACTGCACGATCCTGTGCGCAGAGCTGCTCGACCTCTACGGCAATGCCACCGTCGGCAAGTCCACGTTCATGTACCCGCAGGTGCTCGACTACGGCGCCATCGGTCAGTACGACTGCGACGCCAAGTGCGACGCCGAGTACGGGCCTGAGGGCAACATCGTGTACAAGAACGGCAAGGTCAGCGACTTCCGTGGCGTCTTCTGCCTGGTCCGCAAGGTCCTGGCCGAGGCCAACTACGATCTGCTCGACTTCATGTACCGGGCAGCGTCGCGGTCCTATCGGATCAATCGCAACCGCGCCTTGATCGCTGGCGACGGCATCAACGAGCCCCTCGGCTGGTTGACGGCGAACTGCTTCACCAAGATCAAGACCCCAACGGCGGCGTTCAATCACGTGGATTTCCGCCTGTTCTTCGCCTCAGCGCCGGTCGAGTATGGCCCGGTCGTGGCGACGATGCACCAGAACATGTTCGCCTATCTGGCGGCCATGACTGACTCGGTCGGCCGGTTCATCTTCGGCGAAGGCCTGATGACCTACAGCCCTGACGACGTGCGGGAGCGCATCCGCATCTCGAACTGCCTGCCGGACGCCACGCATGGCTTGACGAAGGGTTCGGCAGCCGCCCCGTTCACCACCGGCGACTTCTTGTTCGCTGCCGGCGCTTGGAAGCAGGCGTACTACATGGTGAACAAGCGTCCCCTCTGGATCGAGCAGTGGGAAGGCCAGAGCTCGGCCTGGTGCGTCAAGTACCAGTTCGGTGCCGAGGACGGCGGCTTCACGGCCTGCTGCCCAGCAGCCCGCATCCTCATCGTTGGCCCTTGATCTGGGTCGGCATTTCCCCCACTGGAGACCAAGTCCATGAACCTTAATCACGCTTCCCAGCACCAGGGTGTCGTTGCCTGGGACGGGACCGCCGCGCATCCGATTGATGTGCGTCATCACGTCAGCTTCTCCTTCACGTTCCGTCCTATCGCGGATCTGGCGGCAGATGCTGTCTTCACGATCAAGGCTGCGCCGGCGTCAGCCGGAGATCCTTGCGTGCCTGGCACGTTCGTCGATGTGCCTGAAGTCGTCCAGTGCGACGGCTTCGCAGTCGGGGCCGCCTCGACGGTCACGCTTCCAGCTGGAACGAAGGCGGGTTCTCTCTGCACGGCGACTTTGCCGTGCAAGCCCAATGCTTTCGTTGAAGTCACCGGTCCAGCTACCGCGACGGCGGTAGCCATTCTTTCGGGGCCGATGTGAGGGTTGCTAACAACAAACCCATGAGGATCGAGCCCGGGGATCAAGTCGTGATCCGGGCTCGCCTGCCTGCCAAGTCCCAGCTTGGCAGGCTCTACGTCTTCGCCAAGGAAGCCCGCGGCGAGGATTTCTCGCCTTACGTGCCGCGGATGACGTCGTTCGAAGAGCCCAGCATGGCGACGCCGGTGTCCCTGCGGTTGATCGACTCTCATCCGGAGAAACGCGTCTCGTTCACGTCTGACATCGACGGCTACGTCTGCGTCATGCAGGAAGTGGACGATTTCCGCGACCCTTTGGCGCATGTTAATATGCGGCGGATCATCGACCGCAACCTGAATTGGCGGCGTCGCGCTGCTCGATTGATCAACGGGATGGTACCGTGGAAGAACTGGCAGAACCGCTGATCGAGACCCCAGACAAAGCCCCATCGACGGCCTCGGGCCTGATGGGTGTCGTCATGATTCACACTAGTGGTCAAGACGACGAGGTGCGATGGTTCGACTACAAGCCGACTTTTTACGCCGACGCGATCCGGGTGGTCTGGGACCACGACACAATGGCGGTGGCGATCCCGGCCGAGACGGCAGATTACCTGCTGAAGAACGGCTACGCTCGGCCGATGACAGCCGACGAGGTTGCTGCTTACAACGAGCAGCTGAAGAAGCCCGAGACTGAGCCTGAGAAAGCCGAAAAGGTCACGGGGAAGTCGAAGTCAAAGAAGGAGAAAACTGATGATTAAGGTACGCTGCACCAATGCTTGTACCCAGAACGCGGCGACGACTCTCGCACCGCCGCCGTGCTTTACGTGCACGTGATCTAGACTCGTTGCGTGTGCGAAAGGGGAGACTGGAGGGGTTTGCAACCGCTCCTCCAGATCTTCTAATCCTTCTGAAAGGATCTAGACCATGTACCATTTCACGGTCGATCAAGCCGTCAGCGATGGCTGTCAGGTTTGCTGCTGCGAGAAGTTGTCCCTGAAGCCAGGGACCGTGAACAAGGTAACAGTCAGCTACGTGCCGTGGGCAGCGCCGATCGGGCAGCTCCACTGCAACCCACAGTTCGTGCTGGAGCAGATGGAAACCTGCCCCGTGCCGATGACGGGCAACCTGCCGCCAAGCATTGTGGCTCCCGTCGAGTTCACGACGCCCATGAATACTCTGCTAGAAGGCGTCCTTGGCGACAAAGTCGCGGACCCTGAGTCAGCACCGACGACGTTCAAGCTCTTGCCGTTGTACGGGCCGCAGCACGGCACCCTGATCTTGCACGAGACGGGGATGTTCGACTACACACCAGTGCCGAACTACAAAGGCCCGGACAGTTTCTACGCATCAGCCTCGGACGGCACCAACACGTTCGTCTTCGAGACTCGGATCGGAGTGGAGCAGGCCGCGTCGCCGCCCACGCCGTCCATCAGCATCATCAGCGAGGGAGTTCAGGTGGACCAGCGATACCACATGATCTCTTTCCCTGTGAAAGTGTCTCCAGGAGCGGGGCTCTGTGAGGTCTGGCGCCTGACTGTTTTACAGTCGGCGCTAGACTGCTCCTGTTTCTGCTTCAACCGCACCGACTGCTTCGACATTGGGATCGCCAAGTGCTGACACCTCGGGGATTGATACCGATCCCGCGGCCCAGCAGCACGGACCTGCCGCCGCCACCGCCGCCGACGTCTTTCGATTGGTCTGCTCGATTGTCGATCGAGATGATCCGGCAGCACACCAAGACGGAAGACGTGCCTGGAGTGACCGACGATCAGCTGATGCTGTATCGGTCAGCGGCGATCGAGGCGGCTGAACTCTACACGGGCATGCTCCTGTCAGGCCAGAAAAACATAATCGAGCCCGTTCAGGGACCGTCTCAGGTTCGCCGACCCGGCCACTACCACTACATCCACCGCCTGCGGTACCCGACGGCGGATCAGTACGCTTACCTTTTTGGTTCGCCGTGGCCCACAGACAACATGACGTTCATGGTGCCCGTCGGTACCCGAACGATCAAGATCCCAGTTCGGACGGGGTACGTCGACACCCATAATTGCTGCGATCCCTGCTCTGAGCATCACCTCAACGCCGGCATGCAGTTGTCCTATCGGGCTGGGTTCACTTCGCCGGATCAGGTTCCCTCGGGCGTCATCATTGGCATCCTGCAGTTCATTGCTTGGGTCGTTCAGCATCCGGGCGACGAGTTGCTGACGATGAGAAACACGGAACAAGCCAGGACAGGTGGCGTTGGTGGCACGAACAACATCGCTATGGCCAGCGGCGCCCTCGAGTCTTGGCGCTTGTACAACCCGGAAGCGGTATGAATATCTCGGACTTACGCCACCGGATCAGGCTTTGCTCGGCCGACGACGTCGTCGTGGCGAACGGTGCTATGGAATTGTCTCGGCGAGAAGTCGTTACCTGCTGGGCGCACATCAAGTCTCTCTCTAACTTACCCTCGTTTTTGTCGCGGATGGGCTACGCCATCAAAGAGGGGTTTGACCGGGAGACCCACGTGATTACGGTCCGGGCTCATCTGGGCCTTTCAGTCACGAGCGCTGCCTGGGTGTACGAGGAGTTCAGGGTTTCCGAGCCACGCTGGTACAAGGTCATAGGTTTCTCAGAACAAGACAGTTGGCTGGCTTTGAGCTGTCATCTCGTCGAGCGGTCTGACCTGGCGCAACCACCGACAGGAGATCTCGTAGCTAAGGCTAGCGATATTCTCCTATGATCGAGATCACGTTCCAGCCTTGGCGACCGTTCATAGCTCGGAAGAAACCTGACACGATCAGGAAGTGGTTGAGGGGCATCGGCGAGGCGTCTAAGCAAGCGTTCACAGGCGGCATGGGTGGTTCACCGCCGTCGTCGCCTGGCGAGTACCCGGCCGTTCGAACAGGCCGATTGAAAGGATCTGTTTCGTTCACGACGACAAGCGACTCAGTGACCATCGGCAGCAACATGCCTTACAGCATCTACCTGCGGATGGGCACGTACAAGATGGCCCGCCGGAAAATGAGCGACAACGCTCTTAAGGAAGGCGTGGAAAAGGCCGGCCGATTGAAAAAATGGGTGGAGTGGACACGGATTTAGGTCGTGACTAACGAACTCTGGCCTTTTTTCCTTTTGATAGCGATAGCAGCGGTCCCGTGGCTGTCGATCATAATCATCATGACCATGCGATGAAAAAATGGATGCCCAAACACCGAAGGAAGTTCTGCCTGAGCGGCGATTCCTCCCAGCTCTCGCAGAGGCCGTGGCCACCTGGTTCCCTGAACTGGGTGGCCGCGCGCTAGCTGTGTCAGAGGTCTCAGTCACGAAGGAAAACATCCCAACCCTGCCGCTTGCTATGGTCGCTTTTGCCCGCTCGACGTCAGAACAGCCGCTTCATCAGCGCAGCGAGATGTTCGAGATCCAAGACGCTTTCATCATCGAGTTCTGGATGGAGCCGTCGCGGTACAAGAAAGCGAATGGTTCAGAGACGCCGTTCTGGAGTTACTATGACTACGAGGCCGTCCGCGATACCCTGCTCGCCAACATCACGCAGTGGGAAACCCCCGGCGGCGAACGGATCGCTTTCCGTGGCCTGACGATCGACGCTGATCCGTTGGCCGTGACTCTGTCGTTCGCTTTCATCGCCAGCTTCCGCTGGTGCTCACCCGTCACCGAGTTCGGTATTCCTTTCACGATCAGCAGCAGGCTTTGCGCTCCAGCCATTACCTGCGTTCCGACTTGTCTGGAGGAGAATGAAGACGAATGTCACCCCTGTCCATAGGCTTCAGGACCCCGAAGAGGAGCTCTACAATGTCCATGATTTATGTCAAGGCCAAACCCGACCGTCGCGCTTACTACGAGGGTCGCGTCATCCCTCAGGACAAGTTCATTCCTGTCGCTGACACGCCGTACATCCGGCGACTGATCGACCATCACGGCGATCTTGAAGTCGAGGGTGGCCGCGGCGGCGACAAGCCATCTCAGCAGGGGCGACGACCCCAGGCACCTGAGCAAGTTCAGAGACAGGATGCCCAGACTGCTGCGGACAATCGACCGAAGAAGGAAGTCTGAAACCCGGGAGCCCGCTCTCGTTCTTAACGGAGAAACATCATGAGCATCGACTCACTGCGGAGCGGGGCAATTCGAATTTGCTTCGATCCTTCTTTGAATGCCTACCCTAACAAGTGCCGCATCTTGCTTGAGGGCCAGATGCTTACCACGGGCACGGCAGAACCAAACGCCCTGATCAAGATCCCGTCGCTGCGTGACGTCGATCTTCTCTTCGGCGAAGGCAGCGTCATCTCCAATGGCTTGAAAGTGGGCTTCGCTTGTTGCCCAGATCAGGTCATGGAGTTCTACGCCCTGCCGCGCAACGATCAGGATGTTGGTGCAACGGTAAAGGCCAAGTACACGATCACCTTTACTGGGACGGCTACGTCTGACGGTCGGGCCGATTTCTTCGTCGCCGATGGTCGCTGGAACACGTCGACTCGTATCACGGAAGGCATGACTCCCGATGAGGTTGCTGCGGCAGTCGCGGCGAACATGGAAGTCGAGGCAGGCTTTCCGTTCGATCCAGTAGCTACGGCAGGCGTCATCACGCTGACAGCTAAGAACGCTGGCACGGTTGGCAACAACATCGGTATCATCTACAACTGGCACCAGCGACGGGACTACGCACCTCTCGGTGTGGATGTGGTCGTTGCTCAGTCAGTCCAAGGGTTGCACGCTGGAGCCTTTGCCGCTCCTGACTACGCGGCCACCCTCGGCGAGTGCTGTTACTGCTGCATCGGCATGCTTTACGACAGCCCGGTATGGCAAGACTACATGATCGCTTACATTGCCGACGCCTGGTCTTGCGACAAGCCCCAGTGCTTCGGCCATGGTTACACTTACAACAGCGGTACCCTCGGCCAGATCTTGGCCACGGACACGAACTCGGCAGAGGTCAGCCGGATCGCCCACTGCACGACTGATCCGATCGCTGGCTACCTCGAGGTCGCCGCTTACGCTGCTCAATCCTGTTGCTTGACGGTGAACAACCCCGAGCTGAGCATCCAGGGACCAAACTTTGGTGTCCTGTCCTGCGTCTTGCAGCCGGAGTCGTGCTTCCAGTGCTTCACGTTCGAAGAGCAGCAGCTCCTGCAGGCCACGGGGTTCGTGGTCGTGGTGCCGCTCGCTGGTGGCGCCGGGTCCATGACTAGCCCGATGGTCGTGAATGACATCACGAACAACCGCTACGACGAGGAAGGCAAGTTGAACGCCACCTGGTGGAATGTCAACTCTCGTCGTCTGGCGGCCGCTACAGCTGACGCTATGGCCATCCAGCTGGGTCAGGTCCTTGGTCTGGGACTGTTCACGAAGAACACGGCGATCCCCCGTGGCGTTCGCGGCACCAACCCCAAGCTGATCCTCGGGATGGTTCGGTCTTGGGCGAAGTCGAACATCGGGGTCTTGTTCTCGGAGTTCGATGACATCGACAACGACATCGTGCTCATGACGGACTTCGAGAAAGCTCCTCGGTGCCAGGGCATTCCGGGCAAGCTGTGGCTCGATTTTACTTATCGGCCGCCAGTCCGTATCTCTAACATCATCATCAACGCCAAGCCGGCGCTGCTGAGCAACTGTTAAGTCCAATCACGGGGAAAGTGATCAACCAAGGAGAATATCATGTTAGGTCTTATTATCCCGCTCGGCGTTCCGGGCGGTGGTAGCCCCGATCAGAGCTTGCCTGGTCAGCCCGGGCATCCGTCCAACGCGCTGCCCGGCGGCGGCCATGTATCGGGTCAGCCGGTTCCTGGCGGTGGTGGCGGCCGCCCCTCACAGGGCCTCCCCGGTCAGGGTGGCAGCGGCAGCACGTTGCCGACCGATGAAGCCTGGATTCTCGCCTATAGCCCGCGCAATGGCTACAGCTGGGTCAAGGCCAGCGATCTCGTTGGCAGTGGCCATCGTCCAGGACAGGAGCTTCCGGGCGGACCTCCCGGCCATGCATCCGGACAGCCCCTTCCTGGCGGTGAGCACGGTTCCACGCAGCCGGTGCCCGGTCAGCCGCCGCATGCATCCGGTCAGCCGGTGCCTGGGCAGCCGCCGCGTCCGGATAATCAGCCAAGTGGTGCCCAGCCGAAGAAGTAAGACGTCGAACGTCAGCGGTGGGGCTTCACTGCCCCACCGTTTCATGAAGGTTTCGAAATGAGCGACAAAACCGGTGAACCAGCTTACTCGTTCGACGCTTGCGTGTGCGGCGATCCTGAGTGCGGTTCTCTCCATCTAGTTGCCCGACGGACCGACGGTTCAGCAATCTGTGAGCTCGTGATCGCCCGCGAGCAACTTCAGGGTCTGTTGCTGATGTCGATCGAGTCTGGTTTGCTCGAGGGCGAGGTCGAAATGATCCCCCGTAACAGAATTCAGTGAGTTCATCTTGACGAAGGAGACGTAGACATGACTTGCGACAATCAGGTAGGCGTCAAGAACATTCTCTTGACGTTCAAGGACTGCGACACGGACGCAGTTTATGGGCCGATCTCTCACCTGTTGGCGACGGACACGCTGCCGACCTGGAGGCTCTGCCCTTACAACAACGACACGTTGCCGCACGGTTACGTTACGCGCAAGCCCGCCTCGCCGGAGGTCGAGATCAACGTGATCCGGGACTTGAGAATTCCCTTGTCGATGTATCAGGGGTGTAGTGACGTCAGTCTTCAGGTTGAGTACTACAACGGCCTCGTGTACTCGGCCCTTAAAGGAACAGGCACCGGCGATGACAAGAGCAACACCCATGAAGTTGACATGAAGATCACCTTCAGGGAAATCGACGAGCTCCTGCCGAACGGCATCCTCGACCAGAACGTGGCCGAGATCCCACCGACCTTCGCTCCGACAGCGCTGGCGGCGTAATCCTATGGTTGAGGTTGCAAAACTCAACGGCGCCAAGATCCCGATCACTTTTGATCTAGGAGATCGGCACATCGACGGCGCCGTCATCAAACCGCTGACGTTTTCTACGTTTGCGGAATGTATCGCAGAAGCCCAGAGCATGCGTGGCCCTAAAACCTTTGATGCGCGACTTCGAAGGTTGCGGATGGTCAAGCAGGTGACGTACTACACCAATGGTTCTGTCGCTGTCGTCGGCATGGAAGACATTCTGAAGATGCCGATCCAGGCGGCGCGAACGATCGCCGGCAAACTGGACGACGACGATGAAGTTGCTGGCAAGGTCATTACGCCTGGCGACGGCATCGACAAGGCCATCGTTTATGAGTTGGGTAAGCCCATCCCGATGGGCCAAGGAAAGCCGCCCATCAAGGAGCTGGAGTTCTTGGCCAAGACCTACGGCGACATCGAAGACGTCATGGCTGCCACTGATGCTATCTCGCAAACGGCCATGCTGATCTCTACAGTAGCGAAACCACTAGGAACGTCGCTGATTCAGTTGCCCAGCTGGGCTCTGACGCAGATCACGGTTGCTGACGGTGTTACGATATCGCGAGATATCTTACCGCTTTTTCTAGGGTCGCCAGCCGAGTGATTGAGCGGGTGGAAGAATACCGGTATTATTCCGCATCGGCAGGCGACTTACGACCGCTCAACATTCGCTTGTTGACTCTACGAGTTTTGACTTTCCAGACGATCCACAAGCAAGAATTCAAGAATCGGGTTGTCTTAGCAGGCGGAAAGCCAAAATAATTCAAAAAACAGCAGGAACTTCTGCAGGAAGGTGGTGGTATAAGGGTTGGGAGTCAAAGGCCTTTGACTCTTCAACCGACGGGAGCTCCCTCCTATGCGAACTCTGCTGGCAGCCTCAGCGCTGCTCCTGACGGCGTCATGCTTGACGCCAGCTAATGCTGTTACTATCAATGCTGCTGACATCGGTCTGACTGGCACCACCGTGGTGCAGGGCATGGTCGATATCGGCAACACTCACACGGTCATTCCCGGTTTGACTGGGACGTTAGGACTGACTTTCCTTGGCAGAACCGGCACGTTGTGGAATTTTGCTTACACCGTGACGAATACTTCCAGCGGCAACGTCACCGGTTCTTCGATCAGTAACTTCGGTCTCAACGTCACGCCCGATCTGGCGCCGACGGGATCGACGGCTACTGGATTGTTTGGTGGTAGCGTGTCAACGCCCGGAAATGAACCAGTCGGCATTGGCAGCGTCGATTTTTGTGCCTCGACTGGCCCAAGCTGTCCTGGCGGTGCCAGCAACGGTGTTGACGAGGGTCTAAGTACGAGCGGGCTGTTCTCGCTTAACTTCACCAGTGTGCTAGGGTCGATCACGCTCGATTCGGCTGACATGCGCTGGCAGGAAATCACTGGTACCTTCAACGGACAAAGGCTTCCTGAGTCTGGTGCTGGTACTAACCCTAGCGTTTGTCCGGACTGCACGATCACTCCGGTCAACGCCGTACCGGGTCCTATTGCAGGAGCCGGTATTCCAGGACTAATTGCTGCTTGTTTGACCTTGGTTGGTTTGGCTAAACGTCGACGGCAGCGATTGGCCGGTCTGGCGTAAGCCATTCCGGAGACGACCGCGCGCCGAGACGTCGACGCGTGGAATGTTGATCAAGGAGACTAAAAAATGAAGAGTCTACTCTACGCGTTTGCAGCAGTAGCGGCGTTGGCGGTCAGTCCCGCTCTCGCCGACACGATTACGGCCACGGCAACGGTCGATGGCGGTCTAACCCAGACCACCACCACCGTTAACGGCACGCTTAATATCATCGGTGGATCGATTGGAGCGTTCTCGTTTAACACTGTTAGTGCCAACTCGCAGACGACGCTGCCGGCTCCAGGGATTCTCACGACCAACTCCCTGAACTTGCAGCAGACGGCGGCAGGTGCGCACACGCTGGTGTTGGACATCACGGCATCGCAGCTCGTTGGCACCAACGCCCTGACCAACTTCCTCTCGACGTTCTCGGTTAGTGGCTTGACGGCGGGTTGGACGGCACAGGAACAGACCTTCATCAACGGCACGCTGTTGTCCTCTACCCCGGTGTTCACCACGGTATCGGGTTCGGCGAACGCCACGGTGGCCCGGTTGGAGACTAATCCGTTCTCGGCCGAGGTGCGTTACACCATCACCTCGAATGGTCCTGGTGGCTTCAATGGCGGTATCGACATTAGCGGTACTGCAGCTGTCCCTGGTCCGGTGGTCGGTGCTGGCTTCCCCGGTCTGGTCGCTCTGCTTGGCGGCATCTGGGGTTGGAAGAAACGTCGTCAGCTTTTGACGGCGTAATCTAAAGGGGGCCGTAGTGATCCGAGTCACTGCGGCCCTTCTCCGTTTTTCCTGGAACGAGGCTACCGTGTTGCGCGCTAAGGAAGCCCTGTTTCTGCATCGCCAGGGTCAAAATTACCTGCAGATCGCTAACCGGTTCAAGCTCACGCGAGAGCGCGTTCGACAACTCATCAACATCGCGATCCAGCTTGAATCCCTCGAGGAAGCTCCCGACAACGGCCTGTCCGTTCGAACCCACAACGCTCTAGTCCGCGGGGGGATCGAAGAGATCTCGCCTGAGGCCGTCAAGACCCATTTCCCGACCCTCGAACGGTTAGCTAGAATTCCCGGCATGGGAGAGAAAGCTATCGAGGAGTTGCAAGACTGGTTGGGTAAAAACGGGGCTGAAAAGATCCAATGAATTTTAAGATACCCTTGTTCGTCGTTCGGTCTTGGGACTGGTTTGAAGGCCAGATCAACAAAGACCTCATCTGGCGAATTCGGATCGTCGATGTTTTTCTTCTCGTAAGTTTTTTATTCTGCGTCGGGTATTACTGGTGGTTCTATAATTGGCAGTACGCAATCTACGCTGGCATCCTGTACGGCGTGATGATGTTAACCGGGTTCTTCCTCAGGGACTACGGCTAAAAACAGGGGGCCGTCATCGCCTCTTTCGTCGAGCAAGCTACCCTCCAAGTAAGAGATCAGTCGACCGCTCAGATCAATAAGATCAACGCGGCGTTGAAAACCCTTGCGACCACAGCGAAGTCCCTGAAGTCGATCAAGATCGACATCAAGGTCAACGACGCCAATGTAGACAAGGCCACGAGAGCCCTGCGAGCCTTGCGCAACGAGGTCAACGCCGCCAAGCGCGCACAGAACATCAACATCACTGCCAATACGGGTTCGGTTCGTCAAGCCCAGAACGCAGTTCGTGGTCTCACGCGAGACATCCGTGGTCTGAAGAACACCTCTACCGCAGCCCGCGTCAACATCAACACTAGCGCGATCTCCCAAGCCCGCCAGCAGTTGGCAGCGTTACGGTCAGCCGCTCGGCGGCCTATCAATGTTCCCTTTGTTAATGCTGGTGGCGGACCCGGTGCTGGTGCTGGTAGGCCTGGCCTTGGGGGCGGCCGTCCCGGCGGTGGCCGTCCTGGAGCCCCCGGTGCTGGTGGCGGAGGCGGTGGTGGTCGTGGTTTCATCGGTGCTGGACTTGGCGCTGCTGGTCGAGGTTTCAGTGCCGGTTTAGGCGGTGGCCTGGGTTTCCTTGGGATCAACCCAGCATTCATGGCGGTGACGGCGGCAGCTTATGCGGCAGCGGCTGCGTTGAAGGCCGTAACCGAGAGTGCTGCTACTCGTGATCGTACCAAGCTGCAAGCCGCTGTGGCAGCTACACCAGCGCAACAAGCTATCATTGATGCGAACAACGCGGACAAGACAAAAGACCGTGGTCCCCTGCCTTACACTGACGACGAACGCAAGCAGCTGGTAACTTCGCTTCTTGGTGACGTCCAAGGCGAGGGCAAGACGCCGGAAGAACGGGGCGAGGCTAGAGCTAGGGCCGCTATCAACATCGCTGATCTCATGGAACGGGAAGTTCTACCCCGTCAGTATGCTTTAGGTGGTCCAGATAAATCACCGGAGGATGTTAAGGCAGGTGTTCGTAAGCTTGTTCAGGCCATGAACTTGGCCTCGACGGACATTACCGATGAAAAGGGCAACATCACCAAAGAAGGTCGTCGTGTTCTAGAGGGTATTCAGATCGCCCAAGCGGCCGATCCGGAACTGACGCCCGGTATGATCAAGACTACGCTGGCGAACCTGAAGACCGCCGGCTACAGCTTTAGCGCCGATGCCATAGCCAAGACGTTGATGAACGCCGGTAACCGCGGCGTTCGGTCCGCCAACGAAGCTTATCGGGCAATGTCGTCGGCCACAGGTACGATCGACAACAAGGCACTGAACGAAGGTCTGGCTAATCTTAAACTTCTAGAAGGTTTCGACCGTAAGGAAGTCGGAAAGAAAAGCAAGAAAAAAGGTTCCATTATTCCTGGCAGTGGCCACGCTGTCGATGAAGCGGGATTGTATGAAGATCCCTATATGTGGTATCAGCAACACGTCGTTCCAAAGATGCAGGAAGACATTGGCAAGACTAATGCCTCTAAGGAACGAATGCGAGCTGCTAAAGAGGCGGGTAAGACACAGGACGAAATTGCCGCTGCCGGTGAGGCGACCAACGCTGAAACGATAGCTTGGATTGGTAGAAACTTCAAAAACATGTCAGCCGCTGGCAAGCAGGGCGTCGCTGACATGATCCTTGGTAACAAGCAGGCCCAGCAACAAGTCGAACAAGCTCGACTTTCGCTCAAACAAAACGTGCCAAACGCCATGGCCAAGTCCTGGACGGCGCAGTGGGCAAATCTAAAGACTGAATTGGAGAACCGTCGGGCGCAGATGGGCGACGCCATGTTTGAGAAAATGGGGCTCGCTGACAAGTTGAAGTACCTCACGGAGGCCATTAAAAATCCGCAAGGCAAGGAAGCTCAAACTCTAACTGCTGGTGGACTGGACATATTCAAAGCAGGACTGGGACCGCTGGCTACGGCTGCTGAGGGTTTGATTCGAGGCGGTTCTTTGTTGATCGACGGTGCCACGGCTTTAGCCAACTGGTTTGGCGTCGGCAGTGCCCCCTCTAATCCCATCAGTAGTCAGACTCCAGAGCAGCAGACCGCTACCGCTTTGAAACTAGCCTTGGCTGATCTGGAAACGGCGAACCGTGGCACGATTTCGCCTTATCCGGAGGAACGATCCGCCGCCATCGCAGAAGTCGTTCGGTTGACGAAGGTCGTAAATCAGCTGGCGACTAACAAGGCTTACCAAGAAGGCATGATCAAGCCCGATTGGTTTGATCCGAAGAAATTCATTCAGGTTCCGCCTGGCGGTAACTTCGAGAAGCCAACCGGTGCAGTTCCAGTACCAGCGCCAACCACAGAACGGCCGACGTGGCTGGATGACATAATTCGCAACCTGCCGAAGCCACCACCGGAGACTGATACAACGGTGGGAGGTGGTTTTGGTAAACCGTTGGACCCTTCCATTGGAATCACTCTCGATGCAGCAGCGAAGGGTGTCAATGACTCGTCAGTAAATCTCGCCAATTCCGTACTAGGTCTCAGTACTGCTAACAGCAACTTCAACACGACGTTTAACGCCTTTCCGCAAAAGGGCACTGAGGCTGGCACCAACGTCGGCAACAGTGCTATCGGGGTCATCCAAGGAGGAGCCGGCGGCGCTGGAGAGACCTTTGGCAACTCGGCGCTTGGCGTTATTCGTTCCGGCCTGTCCAACATCAGCATCAACGTCAATGCCAACGTCACTGGTGCTGGAGCGTCCGGTGACAAGGGCAGTCAGAAGGCCGCTGAGTAATGTCGCGAACGAACTGCGCCATTGGTAAGGACTACGCGCCCGCCTCGTTCAAGGGCGTGTCGTTCTTGTGCACGGAAGCCGACATCGAAGGCGGTCGTCGCGGCGCTGAAGGCGAGTTTCCGTTTGGTGAAAACACAGCGTACGCCGACTTAGGTCGGAAGATCCGAGTCTACCACCTGACGGCAGCGTTCCGAGAAGACGATCACGTCAGCGACAGCCAAGCCCTGTTTGCCGTTTGCGAGTCTCCTGGTCCTGGCATCCTGGTTCACCCGACCCGCGGCAGCGTCATGGTGGCCTGCCGGTCGGCTAAGTTCAAGGATAGCATCGAGGATAAAGCGGGTGAGACGACGGCGGATCTGGAATTCGTCGAAGCTAATCCGATCAGCGGGCTCCTTGGTTCTCTGTTTGGCCTGATCTCGTCAGGCCTCAACACGGCGTCGAAGAATTCTTTCTTGCGGGACTATCGGCCTACTTTGGTGTCTCAGCCCTGGAGCAAAGACATCATCGACCGGGCTCAGTTTCTCGTTGATCTGGTGGGCAAGACGTTTATCCGAACGATGGCGCCAGACGCCCCCGCTCAGGACTGGCGCGACGCTCTGAAGATCGAAGAGGTAGCCACCGATGACGGATTGGCAGCATCGGCTTCTAATGTGGACCGCGTTCTGGTTTCTGGTTTTCGCCATATATCTTCTAATGTGGTCGATCCAGCCAAAGCTTTTACTGTGATGAAGAAACTGGCCAATGCGGCTACGACCTCGTCGGACCTGCCGGCAGGGATCGCTGTCGAGAGCGAAGAAGCTGTCCTCAGCCGTCACCGGATCTTAGCGGCTACCGGCATGGCTGAAGCTGCGATGGGTAAGAAATACGCTTACATCGACGAAGCCCTGCAGGCGATGGACGCCGTCCTGGCTGTTCTTGAAGACGAAGCCCAGGTCGCTTACAAGAACTGTGACAACACTCTGTTCTTGGAGTTGCGCAAGTACGCGACTGAGTTCGGCAAGATGATGAATGATCTGGCGTATCGCCTGCCAGGTCTCGTAGCTGTGAATTTCATGGGCGGGGTCCACCCGCTGGTCGCTGCTTACGCGATTTACAAAGACGCCAAACGACACCGTGAGTTGGAGCAGCGAAACATCGTCGATGCTAATGGCCGCTTCCAGCCCGTGGTCGTCGGTGTTGCGCCAACGTAAGTCATGAAACCTGTTGTCATTACTATTGGCGGCGGCGAACTGACGAACTGGACGGAGATGACTCTTCAGCGGAGCAAAGATGAGCTGACGGGTTCCCTTTCAGTGTCGATCTTCGCCGGCGCCATGCCACCGTCGCCTTTGATCCGCCAGGCCAAGGCTGGCGCGGAGATCCAGGTCTACATCGCCGGTCAGTTGGCCTTCACAGGGAGCATAGATAAGCGCCAGGGCAGTGGTGCTAAGAAGGGGGAGAAAGGGACCAGGGCAGGCGGCGAGGACAACCACGGTGGTTCTATGAGCGTCAGCATCGGTCCTAACGAGTACACCATCAAGCTGTCAGCTCGCGGCAAGACTAAGCGGCTGATCGACTCGAGCCACCAGCACCCGACGACGAACATGCTGAAGCCCACGACTAAAGAGGTCGTGGAGAAACTGGTCGAGCCGTGGAAAACTCAGGTCGAGTGGAAAGGCGAGGTGATCAAGCTTGATAAACAGCGATTTCGTGACGGGGCAAGAGTGGTCGACGAGCTGCACCGAGTTGCGCTGGAAAATTGTTACTTCATGTATGAGACCCGTGACGGCAAGCTGCGCGTCACGGATGGTGTCGGATCGGAAAGCGGTGGCGGCGACGCCCTCATCCTCGGCCAGAACATCCTGACGTTCTCTGCCGAACAGTCAGAGGATGAAGCCAAGAGCAAAGTCAAGGTCAAGGGACAGCGGAGCGACAAAGACAAGTGGGGCGAGGAAGCCCTGCTCAAGACGTTCAAGGAAGTTCAAGATAGCTGGGTTAAGGACTTCGTGCCGCTGACCGTTCAGCACTACGGTGACGCTGACGATAAAACTCTGGAACGTCGCGCCCGTTTTGAGATGAACAAGCGAAGCACGGAAAGCAAGAAGATCACGATCGACGTCTTTCACGTTCAGACTCCTAGCGGCCAGCCCTGGGATATTGGCAACACCCATTACGTCGAGGTCCCGCCCGAAGGTATCTTTGACGTCTTCGAATGCACGGAACTGACCTACCACGTCAACGCTGAAAAGGAATTGAAGACGACTCTGACGCTATCGCCACCGCCGTCAGGCGGCTCCGGCGGCAGCGGCGGCGGCTTCGGCCTCTCCTCGCTGCCTCTGAACATGGGACAGGCCAGGAGAAATCAGTCTGGTGTAACCATGGTCGCGGATCAGTTTCCGGCTCCTTGGTCGTCTCCGATGTTGGGAGATCTGCCGCTGATGACCTTGGTCGAAGCCGCTGCTCTGCCACCGAAGGAAGAAACAGAAGAGCCACCACGGCAGCCGCCGCTGGTCTTACCACCATGGTTTGGGGAGGAAACGTCATGAGCTTTACCCGGTATCGAGAGAGAACCCGAGACGTTCAGGACGGCATCGAGCGGCACGTCTGGGGCAAGCAAAAATACACGGGCAAGGGCTCGATCATCAAAGTCCGTGGCACGGACAGCGAGGACCAAGAAGCCATGGTCCTGGTCGGCGGAGTTTCTTTCAACGTCAAGGAAAAGTTCAACACCGAGGTCATGCTCCTGTCCTCGTCGTCGGATACCCAGCTGAAAATGGCGCTGCTGACTATCCCCAAGGACAAGCAGCGACGGTGGATGGAGGGATCAGGTGGGGTTCAACATCCCACCGACGGCGAGTTTGCCTTGGATTTCTCGGACAAACTGGCCCACATCACTAAGAACAAGTTCGCCGTGGGGGAAAAGGGCGAATTTGAGGTCAAAGGTGACCAAGGTGTGTTTAGGGTCAAGAAATTGATCGTCGATGGCGAACTGGTCGTCAACAAGCGGATCAAGACCCCGCAGGTCATTCAGGGCAGCGAGAAGCCGCCCAGCTTCGAAGGCAGCAAGCAAGCCGAGATCGAGAAAGATGACCAGCCGAAGACGACGGCCCAGCTCGAGATGGACCTCGACCGATGATCGAACAGCCGTGCGCCGACCGGAACTCCGGCCGCCGGCGGATCTTCTGGACGACGCGGCAGGGCGCTTGCGGCGACTACAGTGTATGTGGCACACAGTGTGCTATCCCTGGGCTCCAGTATGTCGAGGAAGCCGACGACGGCCGAACGATCAGGAACGATGAGTGGTTGGAGAGCCTGATCCTCAATATTCTCAACACCCGGGCCAGAACCGACGCCAAGTGTCCTTCGCCTGCTGCCGTCTACGGCCACTGGTCTGAGTCTTACCGCGGCGATGGTTTGTACATCGGCTCGAAGATGTGGAACGCTGCGACTAAGCCGTACATCCGAACGGCTGATGCTGTCAAGGCGATCAACGCTGCCGTGACTGCCGATGTTAGCAAGCTCGTCGCTCAAGGACTTGCCAACAGCGTCGACGTCGAGACCGTTTATCGTAGCCACAACCGAGTCGACATCATCATCACAGCGACGGTGATGAACGCGAGTCACACTCTCAATCTGTCAGGCAGCCTGTCTTCAGGTAACTGGTTCTGGCACTGAGCGGGTCCATGAAATGTCATGCACTATTCTGAGACCCGACCCACAGGCGCTGTTTGATCAGCTCCGAAGTATGTTTTCCTCCACTGTCTTGGGTGGTGGCAAAATCATACCGGAGTCGAACGAATGGTATGTCCTGACGAATGACTACGCGATGGCAGAGCAATTCTACGCTGTCGCAGATCAGATGTGGCGGGAAACTGATCCTGCCACAGCTTGTTGCGATAATCTCTACGCCATGGCGGCTCAACATGGGGTGTTTCCTAACCCGGCGTCGCACTCTGAGGGTTACGCTAAATTGACAGGGACGGCAGGCTCGCCCATTCCGCCGTCGCTGGAGATCAGCACGAGCCAGGGGACTTACATCTCCGTCGGTACGATCCCCTTGACGATGCCAGACAGCAACAGCATCGTGATCCGGATCAGAGCCTTGACTCCTGGACCGGCCATGAACTCGGCGGGGACGATAACGACTGGGACTCTGACGACTCCTGCCCCCGGGATCGACGCTGCTGTGCAAATCTGCGGTGGCACGTTCTGTGGCGGCGCCGACGCAGAGACCTGTGAGGAATTTCGCAAGCGGTACATAGAGCGGTTGGCCTATCAGCCGCGGGCGACTCTTTCGTGGATAAAGCAAAAACTCTTGGAGTTCCCTTGTTCCACGCGAGTATGCGTTCGAGAGGGTAGCTGTTGCAAATGCGAGCCAGAATGCGGAGAGTGCGGTTGTAAGAACTGTGGGACCAAGATGGAGTTCTACGTTCTGTTCGACGACACCTTCCCGTGCGGTATTCCGCCGGCCAACGTTGTCGAAGACATCACGAATTGGATATTCGGTGAGCACCAGGGCTACGGCGAGGGGCAGGTAGAAATTGGCGTTTGCGGTAAGATTTACCAGCCAATTCCTTTGCTGTTGGATGTTTACATCGACATCGTGGGTTGCCCGTCTTCAACACAGAAACAAATAATCGAGGATCAAGTGCGGGCTATGTTCCGGCGGATTTGCCCGTCGATGCCCCTAAGGATCAAACAGTTCGAGTTGATCGTAGCGTCTGTCCTTGGCGTCGAGACAAACGCTTCGGTTCGGTTCTCTATCGTTGGCTGGGAAGACACGCCGCCGTTCTACCCTCGAGATCTGACTTGGATGACAGCCTGCGGCGACTTGGAGCCTGAGTGCGACGTGCTGCCGTGCCTGAACAAGGTGATTTTCATCGGTCCTGCTCAAGTGAAACCGCCATGCTGACTGCTGATGGCTGTCAGGTTGTTCTAGAGCCGGAACCCGAAGGATGCTGCCCGCCGCCTCTGTGTGGCAACGACTTGTGCTGCACGATGGTGGCGTTCATGAACATCCTGCCGTCCGGGCCTTTGTGGGACTACTGGAAGGCGGCTGCTATCAGTTACTTCGAGAGGTCTGATGATCCCCTGGAGTGTCCGCTTTTAACCGATCCAGCGTGCCCCTCCTTAGTTCTGCACGCCATCTACTGTGTCCTGAAGCTCAAGGGTCTGGTCCACGGCGCCCTCTGGCCAGCAATCCGGGAAAGCAACCCTTATACAGCGGTCACGACCTTGGACGACCACTTGGCCCGCCTGCAGTGGGAAGATTGCTACAACCAACACTGCCGTTCAGTTTTGCTGGGTGAGCTGACGCCGTACGAGATCTGGACCGAGTGCGGACCGCTGTTCTGTCCGCCTAATTTTCCTCCGGATCTGGAGTGTGCTGTCAAAAGGGGCGTGGCGATCGCCCTGACGAGAGCTAACATGGGGATAATCAAGAACCTGTGCAGCATCAACTGGATCGTCGAACCCTTGGGAGCTGAGATCATCATCGTCCCTCCAACGGGAGCGCCGTCGACTGATCCTTGCAGCTTGTGTTTAGAGAATACTCAGTTCATCGTCCACACGACACGAGATTGGATCGAAGGCTGTGGTTCTGGAGAACTGTGCGATACCCAGAAACCGTTGCCCCAGATCCCGGCTTACTGGGATTGGGGTTGTGACAAGCCAGCTGGCTTACCTGACACGGTTTGGCCCGGACTTCTGGCAGCCGAGTGCATCATCAGGTCGATGATGCCGTCGAACTGTCCAAGCAACATTACGAGGGCTTGCTAATGGCAACAGGTATTTTTCCAGAAAGCGTTGCCGGCGGTCTTGTCATTCGTGATGCTGCCGGCAATCCAACTGGCGTACTGAACGTCAACAATGCCTATGTTCCGTCGCCGGCATTTATATCAAGCTGTTTGCTGACGGCGCTGCCGTCGGATTGCACGGCGCGCATCGAAGCGCGACAGATCAACGCCATCGTGTCCGAGTTGGTTCATTTTGCTGAATGTCTGGATGCTAACGGACCGTGGAACTGTAACTCGTTGAACAATCTCTGCGCGGCGTTCGCGCAGTGGGCTTACGTCAACATCATTCCAACGATCATCTCTGACACGCCACCGCCGGTGCCGAAGCACAATCAGTTCTGGTGGGAGAGCGACACCGGACTGCTTTTCATCTGGTACGACGACGGCAACAGTCAGCAGTGGGTTCAAGTGACACCAGGGCCAGTGGTCGTCGACGGTGTCTCCATTGTTGGCGGCGGCGTCAAGACCGATCCGCTCAGAGTGGGTCTGGTGGACTGCGGAACCTACTGATGGGCATTCCACAGATCTTCCCGCTGGCGCGGCTGAACATTGATCCTGAAACCGGCAAGCCGATTCAGGAAGTGATGTTCACCAACAGCAACGACCAGATGGTCGTTGTCACCGACGGCAAGACGCTGGTCGGGCGCAGCGAGACTGATCGCGGCACCTCGACTGGGATCAAGATTCAAGAGCCGCTGTTTCTTTCCAACGGCGTGCTCGGCAGCTACGGCGGCACCGGCGGTGGCGAAGCAGGGCCACCCGGGCCGCCTGGGCCGGCGGGTCCGCAAGGGCCGGCAGGTCCAGCATCGACTGTGCCGGGACCGCCGGGAGCTACTGGTCCACAGGGTCCGGCGGGACCGACTGGAGCGGCCTCGACTGTGCCCGGGCCACAAGGGCCACAGGGGCCGGTAGGGCCACAGGGCGTCAAGGGTGACACGGGTGCTGCGTCCACTGTGCCAGGACCAGTCGGGCCGACTGGGCCACAGGGCGCCAAAGGCGACACCGGCGTGCAGGGGCCACAGGGTGTCAAGGGAGATCAGGGCACGCAGGGTGTCCAGGGGCCAAAAGGCGATCAGGGGGTGGAAGGACCCCAGGGCATCCAAGGCCCTATAGGGCCACAGGGCGCGACGGGCAGCGGCATTACGATGCAGGGGTCCGTACCTACGGAAGCTGACCTGCCGGCCACCGGCAACGCCCAGGGGGACGCCTACATCGTTCAGGCTGACGACAGTTTGTGGATATGGGACAGCTCGGCGTGGGTCTCCGGCGGTTCGATCCAAGGTCCGCCCGGGTCACAGGGTCCACAGGGCACGGTCGGCCCACAAGGTCCGGCTGGTCCACAGGGCGATCAGGGCATCCAGGGCGCGCAAGGTGTCCAGGGTCCGATCGGCGCCACGGGGGCCGATAGCACGGTGCCAGGACCGGCCGGTCCTGCCGGACCGAAGGGCGACACGGGCGCAACAGGTGCGACGGGAGCCGACAGCACTGTTCCTGGGCCGCAAGGTCCGAAAGGTGATCCTGGCACGACAGGAGCTACGGGTCCGCAAGGACCAGCCGGTGCGACTGGAGCTACTGGTGCAACGGGTCCGCAAGGGCCACAAGGTGTGCCTGGTGTAAACGCCGATCCGAGTCTTTATGTCGCCAAGGCCGGCGATACGATGACCGGCGGGTTGGGCGTTGTTGGGCAAATCGCTAACCCGCCATCCGCTTCTGGCGTCTATAGCGGCACAGCCAGCAACTACGGCCAGATCAAAATTATGGGCCAGACCACCACTGGCTCGATCATCGACTTCATGGAGCCTGGGGACGGGTTAGTTTTCAAAGCGCGCATCATCTACACCGCCTCGATCAGTACGCTTGGCATTTCTGCTCCAAACCTCTCCTTCAGTGGCCCAGCGACCTTCAACAATGCTGTGGCGATGACTGGCAACCTTACTGTCAGCGGAACGTCTACGCAGACCGGAACAGCATCATTCGCCAATGGTATTTCGCTGGGATCAGTTGCGGTTGCCAGTGGCACCGACCTAAGCAAGCACATCAATCTCTATGGCAGCAACAGTTACGGCTTCAGCGTTACTGGCGGAACCCTGAACATTGTCGCCAGCAATGTCCTCGCAGCAACGCTGACTGGCACTCTTTCCACATTTAATGGAAACATGACTGTCAGCGGGGGAAACCTGACTGTCATCGGTAGCGCAGTCATCCAAGGTGCCCTCAATCTTGGATCAGCCAACGGCCCGACGCGCGCCCTCTCGTTGGACGGCGCGAACATCTATATGTCGTTTAACACTGCTGGTGCCGAAGGTTTTCTAATCGGCAAGGAGGGCGACAACTCTACTGGTCGGTTGCTGATCTATAAGGCTGGCGTCTACACGATGACGATGAGCGCGGCTGGCCATACGGTGTGGTCCGGCAACATGACGGTTAGTGGCAACTTCAACACTAACCTTATCTCCGGAAGCCAGTTGAATACGACCGGCTATGTCATGCTCGGAAACAGCGATTACGGTCTTCTTTATTTCGGCAACACGGGTGGTCGTTATCTTCAGTACACAGGCGGCCAACTGAACTATGTCGGGCTTGGCACGCTCAACATGGGCGGCAATGCGATCACCGGCGTTGCTGGGTATAACGGCGGCGCGATCACTTGCACGACCATCAATACCCAAGGCAACACGATCACCGCTGGGTCGATCAACGGCACCACGCTCTCTGGTGGTACAGTATATATGCCTGATGCTAATAACTATCTCGTCAGCGACGGCAGCAACATAATCCTGCGATCCACCGGCGGTATGTTTTTCCAAAGTGTCGGTGGCATCAATGATCGTCCGATTTATTGCGGATCGTTTACGACTTACGGCGGCGGTTTTGCTATGGCAGCCTCTGGTGGCGGCATCGCCTCTGATGGTGTGATCCAGACGGCAGCCTACGGCCAATGCCCAGGCGGTGGTGCTTGGCGCGACACTTCCGACGAGCGCATCAAAATTGTTCTGGGAGATTACAAGCACGGATTGAGCGAGATCCTGGCCTTGCAGCCAAAGCGGTATCTGTTCAAGGGCAACGATACAATTAAGCCACCAGCGAATTCATCTGACAAAGCACTGGAGCAGGACGCTTCGGCTCCGGTTCTGCCGTACCGCAACTCAAATCATTACGACGCTGCTGTCGCCCAACAAGAATACGTCGGCCTCATTGCGCAAGAAGCCGAAGTGCCGATGCCGGAGCTGGTCACCTATCACGAAGGCTACGTTGACGGCGACAAGGTCGAGGATCTTCGCATCCTTGATAATTCGGCCCTGGTCTACGCCCTGGTCAACGCCGTCAAATCGCTGGCTGCCACCAACACCGCACTGGAAGCCCGCATCGCTGCCTTAGAAGGAGCCTGACATGGCTTACGATTTTCCGGCCAATCCGACCGTCGATCAAGTCTACATCACCAATACGCGGATCTACATTTGGAGCGGCTACGCTTGGATTAGCTCCGGCTCGACCAACGCTGTCGAGGATGTGTTCGTCAAGAAAGACGGCGACACTATGCGGGGAACGCTGGTGTTGAATGCCGATCCTGCCAATCCAATGGTCGCCGCCACTAAGCAATACGTCGATAACGAGATCGAAGCGTCCGTCCCATCAACTGGATTACCCGGTCAAGCTTTGGTGAAGAACGCTAGCAATGCGCCGACTTGGGGCTACCCGATCGACGGCGGAGAGGTCTAATTCCATGACGCAGACTATTCAAATCAAGCGACGCATCACTGCCGCGGGTCAGCCGGACACCCTTGCGCCCGGTGAGTTGTTCCACAACAACATGGATAAGACGCTATCGGTTGGCGACTCAACTGGCGTTCCACAGCTCCTCGTCGGCTCCACGCGACAGGTCGAGATCGAAGGTACACAGACGATCAATGGCGTCAAGACGATTCCGGTAGCAAACCTGAGGCTCCCTGGCGGCACCGCCAATCAATTCCTGAAGACCGACGGCATCGGCAACGTCAGCTTTGCGACCATTCCGCCGCCGATCCCGCCAATTCCAGCGACGCCGCCGGAGATGGATGCGGGCACGCGCAACGACGTTTACGGCACGCCAGCCAATACCCGAAGCCTGATCGGCGCCAGCGTCGCCACGTTGCAGACTACGGCCAAGACCGTGGTGCCAGCCATCAACGAGTTGCAGTCAGCTATTTCCCAGATGGGCACCGGCAATATTTTCGTTGGCCAATTCAGTGCTGCCGCAGGCACTATCACCTGGACCGCAGCTTCGGGCGCCAGCGGCAACACCCTGCCGGCCCCGGTCTCTGCTAACAAAGGTTGGCAGTTGATCTGCAACGTCAGCGGCGCGGTGCCGCCCGGTGGCGCTCCGGCTGGAACGTACTCCAGCAACGATTGGCTGCTCAGTGACGGCACCGCCTGGAATCACTTGGCGTTCGGCGGTTCTAGTACAATCTTGGCAGCGAACGTCACTGTCTCGCCCGCTGTCGCTGGCGGTAACAATGTTCAGGCATCGTTGGAGGGCCTGCAGAACAACAAGGTCAATCGCGCTGGCGATACCATGACCGGACCGTTGACCGTTCCATCTTTCAACATATCTCCTCCTGCTGGTAATTATTCCGAACAGTATTTTTATTCTGGTGGTGTTGCGCGTTGGTTGCTCAGAGGCGGCGACCCGACCAACACGGCTAATCTTGAGATTCATCGCTACAATTCTGTCGGTGGGTATCTCGGCGCTGCGTTTAGCATCAACAACGCCACCGGAGCGATAACAGGCTACGGCGCGACAACCATCAACGGCACGTTGACGGCCAGCGGCAATATCACAAGCAGTGCGGCTGTGGTTGCCTACGGTGCGGTTTACTCTGGTCAAGGCGGCGTCGGCGGCACCGTTTATCTCGGCAACACCGGCACCCATTATCTGACGTTTGACGGGACGCAATACGTCCTGGCGAATGCAAACTTGTCTACCGGCAACATCAGTTGCGGCTCGATCACAAATTCGGGCACCATGTATTTCGTCAACGGCAACAATTACCTCATCACCGACGGCACCAACCTGATCGCACGGACGATCGGTTCGTTCTACGTCCAGAATACCGCTGGTGCGCTGGGTAACTTGATTACAGGATCGGCCAATCTAGGCGCTATTATTACAACTACGATCAACATGCAGGGCAATACGCTTACCGCAGGCCCGGTCAATTGTGGCTCTGTCACGGCCACCGGTAATGTCGCTTCTTCAGGTTTTTTGAATGTTGGTTACACCACCGACTACGGCCTGATCTATTTCGGTAATACGGCTGGACGTTACATTGAACAGAACGGCGCGCAGTTTACCTTCGTCGGCGGCCGGCTCAACTGCAACAGCGACATCCACGCCGTCGGCAATCTGCACGCCGACGGCGGCAACATCTTCCTGGCCGGTCAAAACTCGCTAACGCGAGCGGCCCCATACACCAATATCTATTCCGGTGGCAACATCTGTCTCATCGCTGGCGATGCTGGCGAGCCATCGAATTACTACCGCAACTCGCGGCACATGCTTCAGAGCACGGCGGGAGCCGATTTTCTAACGGTGGATGGTTCTGGCTGCACGTCTTCTGGCTTTCTGAACGCTAATGGTAACATCACCACCAACGGCCAATTGCGAGTGGGGGCAACCGCTGACAGCGGTCTGATCCATTTCGGCAGTACAAGCACTCGCTACATCTCGCAGAACGGTTCCGACGTTCAGTGGTACAATATCAATTTCACCGTTCCGCAAGGTAGTCTGCGTGCCGGCGGTGCTTTGTTTTGCAACGACACCGACTTCAGCAACGGCTGTTATATCTCTGCCGGTCTCGGCTACCAACCCGGCGGCGGTTCTTGGCGAGACAGCTCAGACGCTCGCATCAAGAACATCGTTGGCGACTACGCGCACGGCTTAGATGAAATACTGAGGCTGCAACCGAAGATATTCACCTACAAAGGCAACGACACCCGCACAGAACCTTCGAACATATCTGACGTTGAAGCCTCCCTTGGTAATTCTGCTGAAAGCCAGCCCGTCGTCAGTGTGCCTTACGGCAACTCGCCGCATCACAAAGCTGCCGTGGCGGGCAAAGAATTCATTGGCCTGATCGCGCAAGAGGCTGAAGGGCCGATGCCGGAGATGGTAGAGAATATCGTCGGCTACATCGACGGTATGTCAGTCGACGATCTGCGCAGCCTCGACACGACACCGTTGATTTTTGCCCTCGTCAACGCCGTCAAGACGCTGGCTGCTAGGGTTGAGGCTTTGGAGACTGGGACATGACCGGAAAAGTTCAGATCCTGCGAACTGAAACTGCCAACGCCCCGCCGTCTAACTTGCTGCCGGGCGAGCTGTGCATCGAAATGGCCGTGCCGACGCGGCTCTGGGTCGGCGTTCCAAATTACCTGGATGGCTCGGGCAAGAAGCTCTTGTTCGACAGCAGCAACACCCTGAACAACTACTACACCAAACCAGAATCGGATGCTCGCTTCGTCAAGATCCCCGGCGATACTATGACCGGTACGCTGACGATCAACGCTGACCTTCGGCTCTGGGATGCGGGTGCTACTTATTACGGCACGCTCGGCCACCGGATCGCCCGCATACCCGACACCGGGCGGCTGCTGATCGGCGGCGGCCAGGACATCATCGAGTTCGATGCAGCCAATCCTATCAAGGCAATGAACTCACTCTACGTCGATCTGGACATCACCGCCAAAGGCAACATCGTTGCCGCCAAAGCGGTGAACGCCCTGGAGTCGATGTATTGCGGCGGTGCCATCTACAGCACCAATGGCAACATCATCAGTCAGGCCGATCCGCTTTACGACCGCGCACAGTTTCTCATAACCGACGAGAACAAAGTCGTCCGAGTGGCGTTCTTCTGGCACCGCGCCGATAATCTTTTTGTCCTGCGCAACCAGTCGGCCGGATCGAACCCTGGTATAGATTTCAACGATTTCGTTTATTATGGCGTTGGCGCTTCCATCGTCCCCGGTCTTGGCATCAACGGCCGTGCTGGCACCGCCAGCGGGTCCATCGCGTCGGTCAACAATTTTGCTTGGGACGGTGCAAACCTAGGCGCTTACGTCGACGCTACTTTCATCGGCAACGTCACCGTCAGCTCAGACTACCGCATTAAGAAAGACGTCCTGCCGTTGCCCTCGATGTGGGCAGCCGTAAAGGCGCTTAAGCCGATCAGCTACACGCATCGGGATTTCACGTCACCAGCTGACATCGCCTATCGCGCTGATCTCGACAACGTCGCCAGGGAACGCGGCCAAACATTATCCGAAGGCGAGCAACGGACAGCACCTGCGGTAGTCGCTGACGACATCGAACGCTGGGGTTTCGTCGCCCACGAACTGCAGGAGACCCTGATCGAAAGCGTCGCCACCGGCGTCAAAGATTCGCCTGACGTCATCCAGTCTCCTAATCCATGGCCCGTGATCGCCTCTCTGACCAAGGCTCTGCAGGAAGCGATGGCGCGCATCGAAGCCCTCGAAGCGAAAGCTTAATCCATGACAGCAATGTTTCCAGATTCTGGCGTCCCTCCGGCAGACGCCAGGAACTCGACTGATCCGGTAACAACAGGTTGCGACGAGCTGTGGTACTCCACGGGCCGTTGCGAGCCGCGCTTCGATCCGGCCGCTGCCAATGCCATGCTGTCCGAGTTGACTGCGCTGATCAACGCGGGCGAGGTTGTCTACAACTGTGCCTCGCTTAGTCAGGTACAGCTGGCGGTACGATATCTGATCCAGCGTGGCCTGCCAAAAGGTGCCGCTTTGGCTGGTGGACCGTTTGATTACATCTGCGCTCTTGATCCGACGCTTACCCGCTACAATGATTTCCTAACTCTGGTCGTCGTCCCTAACGCCAACAATCAAGGTCCAGTCACGCTCAATGTCGACAGTCATGGACCGGCTCAAGTGCTGCGTCCTGACGGTCAGCAACTATCACCGGCAGATCTCAAAGCCGGCATCCCGACTGTCATGACCTATTACGGCGGCTTCTGGTATCTCAGCGGCGGCCAAGGCATGCCAGGAACCCAAGGCCCTCCTGGGCCGCAAGGCCCAATGGGGCCTCCTGGATCGAGCGGCGGCGCGGGTGCGAGTGGCGGCATACCGGATGTTGTCGTGTTCTCGGTTCACGGATCTTACAACTGGAACGTGCCCGCTGGCGTCTCAAAAATCTGGGTCAGAGTCGTGGGTGCGGGCGGTGGTTCGTTTCCTGGAGGCATCCCACCGAGAATTTTTGATGTTGATGATGGACACCTTATACCCGGCTACGAAATCCAACCAACTCCTGGAGGCGGCGGTGGCGGTGGCGGTGGTTGGACCGAAGGACCGCTGCATGTAACTCCAGGTCAAGCATTCACCGTGCTCGTCGGTCAGGGTGGACTCGACGGTAACACCAATCTGGCGAACACAGGTCAGGCTGTCGGTGGCAATGGTGGCACCAGTTCTTTTGCTGGGTTCAGTGCGACCGGCGGCGGCGGCTCTGCTCGTACATCTGCTTCATTTGAAAACGGCGTCGCCCTAGGCGGCGGTAGGTCCGGCATGGGTGCTGGTGGCCCGCTTGCCGGTGGCTTAGGCCACGGTGACAGTTCTGCGCTTTGCGCTGCGGTAAATAACGGCGGCGGCCCGCTTGGTCCCGGTCACGGCGGCGACAACGAATACAACACGACACCCGTTTCACCTCCTGGAGGAGTAGACGTGACCGGTCGTTCGAATTCCGGCAACGATGGAATGGTTGCAATCTATTACTAGGGGGCAACGGTGGCAGACAAAACCTATGTGAGAGTGCAAAGCGGTTACGTCCACGAGCGGATAGTCCTGGACGAATCGGTCGATACCGCAACGCTCTTTCATTCGACGATTTACAACCAATTGATTGACGTGACGGCAACCGATCCGCAGCCAGACCAGAATTGGATTTACGAGAACGGAGAATTCAGACCTCCGGAAAGAAGACGCCTTGTAGAAGCCTTTCCCACTAAAGGGTCAACGCTATGACAGCGATGTTTCCGATCACAGGCGTGCATTACACCGACGCCGAAAACAGTCTGCCCGACCCCGATACGATTAACTGCAAAGAGCTGTGGTACTCCACGTCTCGGTGTCAGCCGCGCTTCGATCCAGCGGCGGCCAACGCCGTGCTGGCGGAGCTGGTCAACACCATCAACAAAGGCGAGGTCAGCTACAACTGCGCCTATCTCGATCAATTGCAGCTGGCGGTGCGTTACCTGATCCAGCGCGGCCTGACCACGGGCACGCAGCTGCAGGCTGGGCCGTTCGATTACATCTGCTACACCGACCCGCCGCTGACTCGATACAACGATTTCCTAACTCTGGTCGTCCTGCCGGGACAAAGCAATCAAGGCAACACCCGGATCAACGTCGATAACCATGGTCTGGTCCAGCTTCTGCGAAACGACGGCCAGCAACTGGAGTCGCAAGATCTCAAGGTTGGCATCCCGGCGCTGATCAGCTACTGGCAGGGCAACTGGTACCACGTCGGCCTGGTGCAGTCACAAGTGCCGATCCTCATTCGAGGTGGCGTCGATCTCTGGATCAGGACCGACGGCAGCGACGTCACGGGCGACGGCAGCGCCAACAGTCCCGACAAGGCGTTCCGAACTATTCAAGGTGCTTGGCTGAAAGCCGGCGGCCGGTATGCTGCCACGCCACTGTTCACGATGAACTTCCGGCTCGGCATCCCGGGCACTTATGACGGCGCTAATCTCGGGCCGTTCGGTGGCAACGTCACGTTAACTGGCGACGAAAGCAATCGCAGCGCCTACCGCATCTCCAGCGTTGAGATCGGCAACACTCGCCACGCCTCTTTCTCTTGTCAGGGTCTGAGCACGATCTCGTTCTACGGCCTGACCCTGTTGTGCGACATCGCGCCTAATCAGATGCAGTGCTTCTACATCGGCAATTCTCAGGTTAATATCCAAAGCGTCGATTTCGAGACGACGGTTGCTAACCCTAATGCGGCCTGGGTCATCATCGGCGGCGGCAGCTTTGCGACGCGAAACGGCGACTTCTATTTCCGCGGCAACAACCTGACCATGGGCGCCGCTTTTTACGCCAAGGAAGGTTCTAATCTATTCATTGGCGGCAACAACAACGGCTCCCTGCCGGTGCCGCGGTTCTTCTTCAACGACATGCAGTTGGGTGGCGGCGCGTTCTACATCGCTTCGCGTCTGGCGGTGATCCAGCAGGCAGGTCCGTCCAACGGAATAATTATGCCTGTCAACATCGTAGGTCCGCAATACTCGGTTGACACCAACTCCATTCTCACTGGCGGCGGCGTGGCGTTCCCTGGCAGTTCTGCAGGAGCAGTTTACAGCGGCGGCCAAGTCGTTCCTTAAGGAGCAGATCCCATGGCTACAGTCGAAGAGTTGCAGACATCGTTGGACGCGCTGCGCGCCGAGTTCGAAGAATTCAAAGCCTATGCCATGCCAGTGATTGCTGGTCATCAGCCTGGGATAGCGCCCACGGCTAGTAAGTTCGACAACCCGCCGACCCCCGAACCAAAACAATGAACATCAAGTCCGTCGCCGGCGACGTCATCAGCGGCCTGAAGGGCGAACCAATCCTCCTGGTCGTCCTGTTGTTGAATGTCATCTTGGTCGGCGGCTTGGGTTACTTCCTGATCAAGTTTGGCGAAGCCAATGCTGAGCGCATGCAGCTGATCCTGAAAAGCTGCCTGCCAAACTAGGAGTCACCACTATGCACATCGTCATCTCGTCTGGCCACAGCAAATACGTCGGTGGCGCTAGCGACATCCTCGACGAAGTGACCGAGGCCCGCAAAGTGGTCGAGGAAGTGGCCAACGAGCTGCGCCTGCGCGGCGTCGAAACGACCACGTTCCACGACAACACCTCCCATGACCAGGACACCAACCTCAAGACCATCGTCGATTTTCACAACGGTCGTAAACGCGATCTCGACATCTCGGTGCACTTCAATGCCTACGAGCACACGAACAATCCCCGCGGCACTGAGGTGTTTTACGGCAGCCCCGAGCAGTTGGCAGCCGAGGTCTCAGCAGCGATCGCCGAAGCTGGTGGGTTCATCGACCGCGGCGCTAAGGACGGCGGCAACTTGTATTTCTGCAACAACACTGACATGCCGGCTCTGCTGATCGAGGTTTGCTTCGTCGATAGCGAGGCCGACGCCAGTTGCTACGTCATGAACTTTGAGACCATCTGTGAGTCTATCGCTGACGTGTTCGGCGATCGCGAGACGATCGAGGTTCCTGATCGACCCGAGCGGCCTGAGCCGCCCGAAGAAGTTGCCGGCGGCGAAGTGACCACGGGCAAGTGTTCTTGGTTCGGCGGTCCCGATGACGACGGCGTCGATCCTGATGAAGGTCTGGCCTTCATTTACGACGTCGATGACGCCCCGCACCTGTTCCTGCCGGACCAGCCGAAAGGCACCACAGGGCTGGCGCGGCGGCTGAACCCCTATGTCCATTACTTCGCGATGCGGTTCGACTACGACGAGATCCCGAAGAGCGAGCTGCTCCGCCACGTCGGCCTGATCCGCAATCCCAAGACCGGCTTCGCCCTGGAGGCGTTCCCGGCCGATTGGGGACCGCACGAGGACACAGGCCGGGTGGTCGACGTCAGCCCGGGCCTCCTGCTCGATCTTGGGCTGGCGACTGACGACGAAGTCGAAGTGATCTTCCCATACAAGGATGCATGACCATGACGATCTGGCTCTCCTGTGGTGGTTGCAGTGCCAACCAGCCTACCTACCTGCCGGCTTACCCGCCGTCCTGGGACTCTGGCATCACCCCGCCAGCAGCGCCTGCGCCCACGGTGACTGGGCTGATCCCGTCCTCGTTGCCATACGGCGGTCCTGCCGCATACCTGGAAGTGATCGGCACGGGCTTCGACGGCAGCTCTACGATCCTCTTGGATGCCGTACCGGTGCCGACTGAGCGACTCGGCAGCACCAGGTTGCGGACTTTGATTCAACCCGATCTAGTAACTGCGGCGACGCCTGTGGTGGTAACAGTCCACAACGGTTCGGTGGCAGCCGTTGGCTCTAAGACGTTCAACTACACGGACCCGCCCACGATTGTGGTGACGCCCCACATCACGGGGGTCAATCCGACTGGCATGGAAACCGACGACCCAGACACCACAGTGCACATCATGGGCACTGGCTTCACCGACACCACGGAGGTCTACGTCAACGGCACGCCGGTCGAGACCACCCACGTCTCTGACACTGAGCTAACCTACGTGGCTTTGGGTGATTCCGTTGGCGCCCACACGGTCACGGTTGGGGCACCGACGATGCGCTCTGGTAGTGCTGTCTTTACGGTGACAGCGCCAGCGGCACCGGCACTCACGCTCACGGATTTGATTCCACGGACTGCAGTGGATGGCACGCCGACGCAAGTTAGGATCATCGGCACTGGCTTCACACCAGCCACAACGGTGACGGCAAGCCTGGAGCCGATTGCCGCTACTTTCGTGTCAGACACCGAACTGACTTATCTGGCACCGACCAGCGGTACCGGGATTTTCGCCATCGAAGTCCAAGAAAGTGGTGCCAGGGCCGGGCCGATCTCGTTCATCGTGAGTGCGCCGCCGGCACCAGCCGCACCTGTCGTCACATCGATGACGCCGAACACAGTTAGCAGAGCAGAGCCACCGGCGACGATCACGCTCATCGGCACTGGATTTACATCTGACTGTGTCGTGCTTTGCGATACCAAAACGCCGCCTGAATATGGCGGCACTTACGTCGATGCTACAACTGTCACGTTCGTTGTAACGCCGGCAACTGACACTTGGCTACTGGGTTCCAACAACATCAGCGTCCGCAACGGTCCCACGGGAAGTCCGCAATCTAGCGCGTTTGTCCTCACGGTTGTTGGTTAGACCGATGATCGACGTCTCGGAGCTGCGCAAGCGCGAGATCGCGGACCAGTTCGCTGATCTGGTGCGTGACAGCGTTTCGGTATTCGAGGCGGCTGACATCTTGGCCACTAAGTACGGTATGTCGCGGCCGGAGATCCTCGCGATCGTCAAGGAGATCAAAGGGAGCTTATGACATGGGCGCAAACATCTGGTTCTGGATCATCTACGTTCTCACGCTGGTGTTCGGAGTTTGGGGCATGAACCCTTGGAGGCCGGCCAATCAGCCGTGGGCACCATTCGGCGGCTGGCTGATCCTGTTCATTCTGGTTGGCATCCTCGGCATCGCGGTATTTGGCTCTCCAATACGGTAGCCGAGTGAGCCGTTTCCCGGCCCTGCCGGGAGGCGTCCCGCCCATCAATATCTGCCGCGACTCGGCCGGCGAACGCTGTTGATACTCAAACTGGTTCTACTCAAACCCCGGGCACTCCCGCCTGGGGTTCTTTTTTGTCCTTTTCAAGGTGCTGCCACCCTATCGAAACGAGCTCAAGCGAGGGGGCGCGTTTGCCGTAGTTCGTTTCGGTCCACCATCGTTGCTTGAATTTTATCGGCAGGTGCTGCCATTCTTCGTGAGTGAACACCGGCTCGTAGGTCAAGACTCACTCCTTGAACCTGTGCATGATCCCGGCCACGTTCGCCAGCGCCGCCTCGGCCGCCTCCAGTCTCCGGCGCAGCTGCTCGACGTAGTCATCCAACGGCATCTGCGTGATCGCGCGCAGCCGCTCAGTCTCGGCGCGCAGTCGCTCAATCTCAGCACAATAGTGCTTATGTCGAATTTCGTGGCGAGCCTCAATCTCTCGCACATGAATTGCGTGTTGCTCACCGTCGATACCAAATAACTCGCGCAGCCGCTCAATCTCGTCGGCGGCCTCGTTCAGCATTGGCGCAATCTCCGTGGTGTGTGCGTTGGGATGGGTATAGGCGCGCAACTGCTCAATAATGTCTGTCATGGTTTCCTCTACCGCATCAACAGCCACGCAATGGCGGTACCGACGGCAAGATAAATAAAGACGGCGATGACCAGTATTTCGATCCAGCTCATTGGCTCAGCTTCTTGACGGTGCGCATGATGGCGTGACGCATCCGACGGTGGCACTGATCCTCGCGCATCACTTGCGCCAGCAGGCGCAATAGAACGCGAAGCTCATGGCGTAATTCGCGCTTGGTCATTAGCTCGCCCTATGGAAAACTAGCTTGCCGTTTTCCTCCGACACCGTACCAGTGACCTTGCCGCTGGGATCGCGGACGATGCGACTGCCGTCTTCCAGCAGCTCGACCATGCCGACCAGCTCACCCTTGGCATCGCGCAAATAGATCATGTTGCCAAGCTTGGTGGCGGTGCCGGCTTTGACACCGTCGCTGGTCATGACGTCGGTAGTTTCAGGCATCTGTGCCGCCGCAACCGACGTCATTGCGATCAGGGCGATCACGCTTACAAGATTTCTCATTCTCGGTGCTCCTCTCGTCGTTTCATCAATAGTTCTCGTAACCGCTTGATCTCAGCGGTATCAAATTTGCGTAGTTCGCGGCAGGTATCCAACGCATCTTGCAGCCGCTGAATTTCAGCAAGCAGATCGACGTTCCTCTGCCGGACGTCTTCCCACTGCTTGCGCTGCTGCTCGACCTCAGAACGAAGAGCTAAAACCTCGGCCTCGGCGCTCTTGGCTATCGAGCGATATAGTTTGCCACCAGTGTTACGGCCATTGTCCATTTGTTCGGCGGCCTCATCTTTGTCAGTCATGCTTGTCTTCCTCCCGGCCCCCTCAACGATACGGTCCCCATGACCGGATCAGCGATATTCGCCACCCCCATTTCCGCGACGGAGGGAACGTGATCTGCCACCAGTTTGGTCCGCGCGTTAACAGACGGCTGGTGTGACCCTGGTATCCAAAAATCAATCGCATTTGACTCTCCTGTTCTTACGGGGTTGGAGCTTTAGAGCACGCCGACGAACCGACCGTGGCATTCATACGAACAGAAGGCATAGTTGCCTTCTATGTCGGCATCGTCCTCGCTCATCGACTTCCCGCAGTTCGAGCACTCGATTGTCCCGTCAAACTCGACGTATTCGCCAATACCGCGCGACGGAAACTGATCCTTGGTCGGATCAACGATTTCCCCGTTCGGACGCTTGGCCCACCAATGAGGTTGTTCACCCCACATCGGACAATGATAGTGACCTTGGACAAGGGTTAGGCTGGGGTCGGCGGCTATCAGTGCCTCGGACATCTCCTTGCACTTGCCGCGATACCGTTCGTAGTCTGTGGTTGTCATGACCCACCCTCCCACTTGGCGCGGTATAATGCCTCCTTTAGCCTCAACTGGGCGCGCAGCCGCTCAACAATGTCTGTCATAGCCACGTGAACCTTTTCGCCTTAGCGACTTCCTCAGGCATCGTCCAGTTGCCTTGGGCGGTCTGCCGCACGACGCTCTTCCGAACCCAGGCCTTGACGTCGCCGTGAACCAGGCAGACGGCAGCGTCTGTCTCCTTCACGACTAGGGCCACCACCTCTACTTGCCGGCCGGGGGACCGTTTCACTGCCATGACCATAACCTAAGCTCCTGTCATCGAGTCGAATATCTCTTTAGCTGAATGGGGTTTGACGATGTTGATGTTCGTCCGGATCTCGTGCCACTGACCATCCTCGCAGAATGGCGGGGCGAGCAGCAGGAACGCGTCTCGGGAGCCAGTCCGAACAAGGGTACCTATACCGTCCTGCGCCCGTCGGGCCACCCACTCGCGAAGGGCGGAGTCTCTATGGGCCTCCGGGTACCGCGGGTCGATCCAGACCTGGACGACCGTCATGTTTTTCTTAGTCCCCGTGGCGTTGTCTTCCATCGTGATGAAGTCTGGCAGAATGTCGAGGACGTAGTGGGACCGATCGGGCCGCGACAGATCCGAAGCGTCGTCGTTGATCAACCAACGGCAGTTCCAGAGGCCACACTCGACGGGGAACTCCGCCGTGTGATAGACCGTGCAGCCCTTGTGGAATTTCTGGAACCTGCAGGTCGTGTTGGCCGGCTTGTCGATCCCGTTCACGGGCAAAAGCTTGCAGCACAGTTGACAGTCGCCACAGTACCGGCGAGTCATTTCGGTTCTCCAACGCTGATGGCAACGACGGGGTGGACTTGACCTTTGATGTGCAAGTGGACAGGCATGCCAGCGTTGAGTCGTTTCAGTTCTGTCTCAGTCGGTATCCAGGCTGATATCATCCAGCCGTCCCGGTCCAGGATCTCCAGCGTGTGGCAGATCCCGAGCTCCTCATGGTCCCATTCCACGGGAGCGCCAAGACGACGCGTGTGGCCTTCTAAGGGCGAGGCTTTCATGCTGTCCCCTTCATTTCCGGCTGACCTTCGAAGCGGGCGATCATCTCTTTCATCAGCACCACGACGTCTTTGCGGTCAGCACCATTGGAGATGTAGTTGCAGCGTGTATCGCCCGCGTTGAATTCCTCATACGGAAACACCATCAGCACAAAGCCAGTCTTGCGCGCTTTGCCTTTGACCTCGCCATTGAAGATGACGTCAAGATGTCGCGCCACCTCATTCATCATCTTGTAGTATTCTGGCTGGATCGGTTGATCGCCCAAGCGCTCAGTCATCGGTTGCATCTCCAGGATTTGCCGCCATTGATGTAGTACCGACCTTTGCCGCGGCAAATGTCGTGCTGCCGAGCCTCGCGCTGCCGGGTCCGTTTCTTCTTGACTGGTGTCGACACGGGTGTCGACACCGGTTCAGGCTCTTCGACGATCGCCACGGTCTCGATAGGTTTAATAGATTCAACAGGTTTGGGTCTGACGATTTCGATGGTCCTGATGGCCGTCGCCGGTTTCCACTGATCGTTGAACGTAAGAGGAGCCACGACCTCAGGTTTCTTGGTTGGTATTGCCCGGTCCGTTTTCTTCGCAGCTGGAGAACCCTGGCTCAGGACCAGGATCACCAGAGCGATGACCAGAAAGGTCTTCTTGATCTGCAGAAGCGTCATGCGGGGTACAGGCCAATGTAGCACGTGCCGCTCGACGAGAGCTGGGGCGTGATGTAGTGCTTGCCTTGCTTGCACATGAAGTACAGATCACCTTTGTTATCGACCTGCAATTCCTGCCGGTCGCCGATGCTGCAATCGAACCCGCCGTCGAGCTCGACGACGACCCCGGGCTTAGCCTCAGCCGCCAATAGGTAAACGCGGCCGTTTACGTCCGAGAGGGACTTTTCCTCGGTCTCCCAGCGGCGGGAGAAGTTCAAGAGCCAGACCCGTTGGTCCAGGGTCAGGTTGTCGTCGAACAGATGCTCATCGGCAGATCCCAGGTTGAGCCCCTGGGCCTCGTTCCACTCTTTGTATTCCTCGATCAATTTTTCCATGACAGGTCCTCGTTTGAAAAAGCCCACCAGGGACGCAATACCTTGCCCGGTGGGGGTGGTCTCAGCTGGCCTCAGGCACGGGTGCTGGGCGGAGGGGTGTAACCCTATGGTCCGAGGGGTTTTGCGCGCTCCTGAACGCCCTGTGGGCAAAGCTCGGGGACTGTGGCGGCAGGAACTCCGTCAGCAGCTGGGCCAGGCTAAGGATCAGGGTCTCGTAGGCCACCCGGGCCGCATCAGATTTCCGAGCAGTTTCCTCGGCCCGGACCAGCCGCTCCTGAGTATCGTGGGAGGTCAGGCGCAGATGGTCAAGTTCCATCGTGGTCATCTTGAGCTCTTCCTTGATCGCCTCCAGCTCCTGCCGGCGGGCTTCTGAGAGCTCGACCACAGCCCGGTGGGCGGCCGTCGCAGCTTCGATCTGGCGGATGGAGTCGTCAGACAGGTTCGGGTGGTTTTCGTTCATTCCGTGTTTCCCCAATTCTTTCCAATGCCAATGTCGACTTTCAACGGGACCGTCAGGGCCACGCAAGTCTCCATGATGTGGCCAACTTCCTTGATGGCCTCCCGCCCAGCTTTACCGGGCGGAATACTGAAGTCGAGTTCGTCATGAACCGTCAGGTGTGGCACGCCCAAAACGTCACATACCCCTGACTCGACGGTGTCGACCATAGCTTTTTTCATGATATCAGCCGCGCTGCCCTGGATGCGGGCGTTCAAGGCTTTGTGCAAGAAAGCCCGCTGCGATCCAGGGAACCGGTGCGGCAGGACTAGATAATCGCCGTTCGGCTGACGTTTACCCCACATGTTAAAACGGCGCTTGCGGTTCATGAGGGTGCTAACCTCGGCCGCGGCGTTAGCCATGTTTGACATGAGCTGGGCCAGGGGCCGGATGAATGGCGCTTTGCTGTGGTACTTCAACAAGAGGGCCTCAGCCTGCGGCCGTGACAGCTTCAGCTGCATAGCCAGCTTGTCGACGCCTTCGCCGTAGGCCAGGCCGAAGTTGATCGTTTTGGCGCTCTGCCGCTCCAGGCCCGTCATGTCAGCTACGACTTCGTGGAAGTCCGTCGTCGGGTCTGTGGAGTAGCGATGCACCACTTCGTCCGCCCCGCGGAGGCCCGCCGAGGCTGCGTCGTGGACGATCAGGCGATACTCGATCTGGCTGAAGTCGAGCTTGCCCCACTTCTGGCCGGGGTCTGAGAGGAACGCTGCTCGGACTTTCTTAGACTCTTCGGTTCGCGTCGGGATGAATTGCAGATTCGGCAGACTCGAGGAGAACCTGCCCGTGACGGTGCCGCCTTCCTCAGACTTCAGCTGGTTGAACTGGGAGTGGACACGACCTTCGTGATGGCCCTCGAGAATGCATCCCTGCAGGAAAGTGCCCCGCATCTTGTCTAGCCAGCGAGCCCGTCGGAGGTTCGCGGCAAAGGGATGGTCCACCAGATCCAAAGACGTCGCCGTGAACGAAGGCTTCTTCGTCTTTGGCGTCAGGGGGTACTTCAGGCCCAAGTGATTGAAGACTTTGGCGATCGACTCGGCCGCCCAGACTTGGACGTCGATCCCTGTGTCGCGCTTCATGTTCGTCAGTAGACCGTTGTACTCGGTCTCGTACATCTGGTCAAGGGCTTCGGTAGCTTTCAGATCGACCCGAACGCCGCGGAGATGCATGCGGGCCAACAGCTCAACCAGTTTGCTCTCCATCAGGAACAGGTCCCAGAGATTTTGCTTCTCCAATTCCTTTCGTTGCAACGGGAAGATCCGCAGGGGCAGGTCCACGTCGCCTATAGCATAAGGGCCAACGATTTCAGGAGGGGCGCGCCAGATGTTGTTGCGGGGGTTCTTCTTGCCGAAGTTCTGAACCAGGAAGTCGTCGAGCTCCTTGCCCTTTTTGCCGGTGTTGAGATACTGCAGGCTGATGCGGTCCAGGGAAAACGTGTATTGGTTCTCGTCCAGTAGGGGTTCGGCGACCTGAACGTCGTAGAACGGCCCGACGAAGGGGACTCCAGCTTTGATCAGGAACCCTAAGTCGTAGACCAGCCGAGCACCGATCTTGGGAACGGGCAGCTTCAGTTGCTGGCCCAACCACTTCAGGACTTTCTTGCGATCCATGTTCTCGCCGGCTTCGTGGGCGATCGGCAGGTAAGCCCGGAAACCTGCCTCAGTCCCTATGGCCACACCGCAAATGAAGCCGCCCCGGTGAGGACCAGGGCCGCGGGTCTTTAGATCCACGTCGCAAGTCTCGAGGTCGATGCCGATCGCCCCTTGACCTTTCAGCGAGTCAGGTAATTCCATGGCGGTGACCCTACCCTCGTAGTTTGTTGAAGTAAACTAGTTTACGGTTTACAATGTACCACAAATTGATTATTTCACATCGGATGTGAATGAAGGAGCAAAGAGATATGTCACGAGCGATCAAGATCCTCGCAAAGGAGAACCCCCATCGTAAGGCGTCAGCGTCTTACCGGTTCTTTGCGACGGCCCAGAAGTCTAAGGACGTGGAATCGTACCTGAAGAAGTTTCGCGACGAAAAGGACCGCCGCAACGCTCAGCTGTATCTGTCGATCAGCCGCCGGAAGGGCCACGTCAAAATCGCTGCCTGATACCGCCGCGCCCTGCCGGGTGAAAGAGGTCCGCTTCGGCGGGCCTCTTTTTTTGTGACCAAATTATTTTTGCATCTTTTTTAGTTCTACCCGTAAAAAGGGGTTTACAAATCTAGTAGTTCCTTTACAACCTTACCTGTAAGAACAGATCCTCAGGAGATTTCAGATGGCTTCCGTCCTTCGAGAGCTACAGGCGCAGTGGAACTCCCTGGTCCCGATGGCCCAGGCCCGTGGCATCAAGCGGGTCAAGCTGCTGGGCCAGGGCGACGTCCTGCGGGCTCCTCTCGAGCCGATCGCCTACCGACGGGCGAAGCTGGAATGGCTGCAGGCCCTTCTGGGCGGCACCAGCATGGCAGGCCTCGAAGGCGTGCAGTTCGGCGTCGAGATTGAAGTCATCCTGCCTCGGGGCGTGTCCAAGTCCAACGCGGCGGCCCAGATCGCAGCCGCCGGCGTCCCCTGCCAGGAAGAGCTTTACGGCCACAGCGTGCCGCGGGGTCAGTGGAAGGTGGTGACCGATGGTTCCCTCGGCTACGCCCAGGGCGCTGAGTTCGTTTCCCCGCCCATGCGTGGCGAAGAAGGGTTCCGCCAGATGGAAACCGTCTGCCAGGTGCTGACCCGGATGGGCGCCAAGATCACGAGCAAGTGCGGCTTCCACGTCCACATCGACGTGGGTTCTGAGCCCGTCGATTTTTTCAAGAACTTGATCCGCCTGTACACTTCGGCAGAAAGACCCTTAGACACCGTGATGCCCATGTCCCGCCGCGGTACCACCAACCCCTATTGCTACCCCCTGCGGATCGACCAGAACGCCCTGACCGCGGCCACGACCGTGAACAGCGTCATCCGGGCGATCGGCCAGAACCCTGACGTGCCGCGCAGCAGCACCCGGTTCCGGAAGATCAACCTGCAGTCGTTCAAGGCCTACGGCACGGTCGAATTTCGCCACCACGGCGGCACCTGCGATGCTCAGAAGGCGTCCCACTGGGTGCGGCTGTGCATGCGGATGGTCCTGACCGCCCGGGCGGGAGAAAAAACCGTCACCACCCTCGAGGACCTGCTTGACACCGTCGGTTCCAACGAACTCGAGAAATCTTACTTCCAGGGCCGCCGGCAGTATTTTGGAAACAGGCCATGACCGAACTGAAGATCCCACAGCAATCCCTCCGGTGGACCCGCAGTCAGGTCCGCCGGCGGCGGGCTCTGTACCTGGCTTATGGCTCGAACCTGAGCATGGCTCAGATGGACCAGCGGTGCCCGGGGGCTGATCCCATCGGCCCGGTCCTGGTTGGTCCTATGTCGCTGGTGTTCCGCGGCGTCGCCGACGCTGTCCATCGCCCTGGCGGCAAGCTGGCCGGCGGCCTTTGGCGGATCAGTGACGAGAACGAGTTGACGCTGGACCGCCTCGAAGGGGTCCGTAGCCGGTTTTACCTGAAGCGGTACTTCACGGTCCTGGTCGACGGCCGGCCGGAGGATGCGTTGCTGTACCAGCTGAACATGACCCGCGGCGTGATGCCGCCCAGCGAGGAATACCTGGGCATGATCGTCCAGGGGTACCACGACTTCGGCCTCAAGCTGAAGTACCTGGACCGGGCGTTAGCTGAGTCGTGGAACGACAAGAAAGTGACCTGGCGCCTGCAACAGCGCCACGACAATCGAGGCCGGCCAAAGCTGGCCAAGAAGAGACGACGGCAGGAATTCGTCCTGACGGAAGATGAACTTAGACAAGCAGGAGCAAGACCATGAAAGTCCAGTATGGCGACCACGTGATCGAAGCCAACGACGCCACCAAGATGCTGCAGGAAATGAAGAAAACCTCGCCATTTGAACAGGAGAAATCCATGGCTCAGTATGCCTTGGACCTGGCCCAGCGGGCGAAAATGTCGACGGGCAAAAAGGTCCGCATCCGGCCCATCGAAGCCCTGATCAACGACCTGGCCGCAGCAGGTGTCCTGAAGGTGCTGCCATGACCGAGTATGAAATCGAACGGACCGCCGAGCGGCGGATGGATGCCGTGGACATGCTGCTGATGAAAGGCAGCATTTCCCAAGATACCTACGACGCAGCCGTCAAGGACATTGACGATTGGGCCGTGAAGAAATATGTAGAACTTTGTAGCAAAAGGGGTTTACTATCCTACAGGTAGACCGTACATGTGCGGTGTAACCTAACGGAGAAACCCAGATGAATAACCTTGCTACTGTTATCGACGCCTTCGGTGCCCACAAAGCTGCGATGGCTGAGCTGAAGAAGAAAGAGGACGAGCTCAAGGCCGCCCTCGCTGACTTAGCCCCCGGTGCTTACGAGGGCACGCTGTTCCGCCTGTCGATTTCCAAGTCTGAACGCGAAACCCTGGACATGGAAGCGGTCCGCGAGAAGCTCAGCCCGCAGTTCATTCGGGCTCACACTAACGTCACCGAAGTCCGCACCCTGCGGGTGTCGGCGCGGAAGGCCGCCTGATGCGGACCTTCCTGATCCTGTTGCTCATGGTCTCCCCGGCGATAGCCGGGGGACGGAGCAAGGTCACGGTCTGCAAGTCGTCCACGAACATCACGGGTACGACGACCACGACCTGCACGACGAAGAAATAAAATGGTACCAACCCTAACGACGAACCAGCTCAAGAACCTGCTCCGAGTGATCGGGGTCATTTTCTTGCTGCTCTTTTTGATCCGCTTCCCCGAGTTCCTGCCGATCGTTCTCGTCGTTTTCGCGATCCGAATGATCTTCTATTGGCTCGGTATCCGCCAGTACTTACCCTGGTTCTGTTTTGTCTTCTTCATGTCGTTGTTCCGCGGGAGGTAACATGACGATCCAGATCAACATTATCCACCCACGGGCGCACCTGTCGGACCTTGGACTCTTGCCCAGTTTCTTAAACGAGAACGATCCACGGCCAGCTGCGGAGCAGTTCAACGACCGATACATGTTCGGGGGCTGGCACCCCATGGCAGGGTTCAAGATGAACGGCCGGCGGCTGAAGTACCCCGGAGACCCAGCCCTCTTGCCGTGGGCTGAGATCCACTTCCGCGACGAGCTGATCCTGGTCTACCCTGGCGACTGGGTAGCAATCGTCCAACCCGACAAGTCTTTCGAGGTGTGTAGAATGGATTAGTCAACGCAGGCGTAGTGGTCAGCGCGCGTGAGGTGAGTAAACTCCGCCTCGACAAGGTAGGGTTCGGTTTTGCTGTTCTCCCGTGAAACCCTATTAGACCACCCCAAGAAATAAATCTACATTTTTGATCCTAGTGGGGTTTACTTACCTGTAGATCTTCCTTACATTCTTACGTGTAAGGAGAGAACCCCATGACCCCGACCGTTCAGCAAGCTGCCTTCATCACCGCCCTGGTCACCAGCACGAGCAACATCGCCCTGGTAGCTAGGGCGGGCACGGGCAAGACCACGACCATTCTGCAGGGTGTGGCTGCCTACCACGAGAAGTTCCCCCACCAGGAAATCGTAGTCTGCGCCTTCAACAAGGCGATCGCAGACGAAGTCAAGGAAAAGCTGGTGGCTGCCGGGTATCCCTGGCAGAAGGTCCAGGGCTCCACGATCCACGCCCTCGGCCTCGGCCTGGTCCGCCCTGTGTTCAAGCCCAAGGTCGACGCCAACAAGGTGCGGGACCTGATCCGCGGCCGCAACGAGCTGGTGTTCCAGCAGTATGGCGCTCAGATCGGCGACCTGGTTCGGTACGCCAAGAGCATGGGCTTCGGCTTCTTCCCCGACGTTCAGATCGGCGACACCAAGGCCTGGTACGATCTGGCCGACCACTACGACGTAAACGGCTTCGACGACACGAGTGAAATGGACTTCGTGGTCGCAGCTGCTCAGGACATCTACCGCGCCTCCCTGGCGCAGACCGACGTCGTCGACTTCGACGACATGATCCTCTTCCCCCTGGTCAAGAACCTGCGGGTCCGGTTCCCGAAGGATCTCATCATCCTCGACGAAGCCCAGGACCTCAGCCGGGTCCGCCAGGCGCTGGCCAAGAAATTCATGAACCCCCTGACGGGGCGCATGATCATCGTCGGCGACGATCGCCAGGCGATCTACGGCTTCTCGGGCGCTGACGCCCAGGCCCTGCAGAACCTGACGACGGAACTGCAGGCCATTACCCTGCCGCTGACGGTAACCTGGCGTTGCCCGAAGAAGGTAATCGCCGAGGCCCAGCGGATCGTCTCAGACATCGTGTCCGCCAAGGACGAGGACGGCGAGGTACTGCACCTGGACGACTTGCCTGAGGACCTGCAGGCCACGGACGCCATCCTCTGCCGCAACACGGCTCCCCTCATCAGCATCGCTTACTCCCTGATCCGCAAGGGCATCGCCTGCAAGGTCGAGGGGCGGGCGATCGGCGAAGGCCTCGTTCGGCTGGTGGACCGCTGGAAGATCACTACGGTCGACGCCTTCATTCGCCGCTTGGAAGACTACAAGGCCCGCGAGATCCAAAAGGCCATGGCCAAGGGCAACGAGGCCAAGGTCGAGGAAGTCACGGACCGAGTGGAAACCCTCCTGCAGATCTGTCAGGCCGTGACGGCCAAGGGGCTCCACAGCCTCAACGACGTCCGTCAGTTCATCTTCGCCCTGTTCTCGGACGACGTGAAAGGGGTCCTGACCCTGGCCACGTATCACCGGTCGAAGGGTCGGGAGTGGACGCGGGTGTTCCTCTGGGAGCACAGCAAGCGCTGCCCGTCCCGAGCCGCTCGGCAGGAATGGCAGAAGCTTCAAGAGCAGAACCTGGCCTATGTGGCCATCACCCGCGCCAAACACACTTTGGCCTACGTAGGATGAAAACGATGTTGATCTTCGTGTATGGAACCCTCAAGCGGGGTTACTGGAACCACGAGGCCTTCATGGAAGGCGCAGAGTTCCTGGGCGAGTGCCAGACTGTTTCTCCCTACGGCATGACTGGCCACGGCTTTCCGATGATCTTCCGCGACCGCAAGGGCAAGCCCGTGACCGGCGAGCTGTTCGAGGTACCACGGGCTAACCTGCCTGAACTGGATCGCCTGGAGCAGCACTACGTCCGCATCCGCGGCAGGATCAGGATGGCCGATGGCCGGATCGTTTGGGCCAGCTACTACGTCGTCCGCCCCCGCCAATCCGGTTTTACTTTCCGCAGCAACGATGAATGGGACAAAGGAGACGCGTTCACATGGCACCGTACCCCGTAAAGCCCTATGCCTTCCCCGTCGGCACTGTCATCCCCGGCGAGGGAACAGTGACCGCGACGCCAGGTCCCTACACGGTCGTGATCGACGGTCGTGTTTCTGTGCCTACTAGTTTACTTCTTCGTCACTTACCCGTACAAACAGAACACTCTGCCTCCGGACCCGGGCAGAGCACCACAGGTACCCACACGCGGTCCAAGGACTGAACCACATGGACTTTGTTATCTTCCATCAAGCTATCGACCCCCACGAGCTCACGGGGGAAGAGCACCAAGACACGGGCGCGCCCGTGGCTGTGAGCCGCAGCCAGATCCGCAGCTTCAACCCGCGCAAGAACGGCATGCCGGGAACCCGGATCGCCTTCCTCAACGGCGCTGGCCTGCCGGTCAGCGAGACCTACGACGAAGTCCTCGCGGCCCTGAGAGGACAGTAGATGAAGCAGCCCACCGGGACAGTTTGGGACACCCGCACCTCCCGGTGGGTTCTTTCCAGGGAACCGAAAACAGCAACGAAAACAGTGAGACAGATCATGAATGAGATATCAGGAAAACCAAACTACGAGCAGATGAACGGTCAGCAATTACTAGATGCTTACAACGCCATGTCCCTGACCAAACGGAAATCTAAGTTCCAGACGAAGCAAGACGCCGTGAAAGCTTGCGAGCGGTTGTGGGCCGAGAAAGCGCCGCAGCCCGCCCCGAAGGCTCCCAGGGCTAGGCCCGTTCGAACGACCACTTCCCGCCTGCAGATGAAGATCTACCCGGCAGGGGGCGACAAGACTCTGCGGCCCAACAGCGACGGTCAGAAGCATCTTGACAAGATGAAAGGCGAGCCGACGATCGGCGAGTACCTTTCTAAATTCTCGCCGGAGGCCCGCCGCACGGCCAGCCAATGGCTCTCCAATCTAATCCGCTACAACCTCGTGAGGGTGGAATGAAGAAAAGGAAGAAACGGGGCGGGGCTAGCTTGCCCTGCCCAGACTGCGGCCGGGACAGCCACGTCATCATCACTAACCGTGTCGGCGACGTCGTCGTCCGAAAGCGGGAGTGCCTGGTGAAGCGGGGTTCCCACACTTACAACTCCGTCGAAAGAGTCATCAGCGATGAAGATCTATCTGAGCTGCAAATTCAGCAAAAGGAGCATGATGAAAAAAATCGTCCGGCCCGTCATCCAGGAACTCGGTCACGAAGTCGTGTCCCGGTGGGTGTGGCAGGACGATGACTCAGGTAGGGTTGCCGCCGGGATATGCATCGAGGACCTGAACCAGTCTGAGGCCCTGATCCTGTTCACGGACCCGATCGGTTCGATGAACCCCGGCGGCGGCCGCTGGTTCGAAGCCGGCTACGCCCACGCCCAAAACAAGAAACTCATCGTCGTCGGCAGTCGGGAGTGCGTGTTCTGCTGGCTGCCGTCGGTCGTCCAGTTCGAGGACTTGCACGGCTTAGTGGAGTATCTCCGATGAAGAAAGCAGACTACGAGTTAGTCGATTTCTGTTCCATCCAGATGGACAATGGTCACTTCAAGAGGGGCGCTAGCCTGGCCTGCAGCCACTGCAGCAAGAAAGAAGAAACGATAATCAACACCGTGAAAGGTCCAGTCGAAAGCGAAGTCGAAGAACGGATCATCATCCACAAATTCAAGAAACTAGGGTGGGTGATAGGAAAGACGAAGTCCCAGCATCTCTGCGGGACCTGTTTTCTCAGCAAGAAGGAAATCATCATCATGAAAGACGACAAATCAACGGTAATCCCTATGCAATCCACGACGGCCCTACAGTCTACCCTCACTAGCAAAACTGCCCCGCGGGCTATGACCCGAGACGAGCGATACCTGATCACTATGAAGATCAACGAACACTGGCTCGGGGAACAGGTCGGCTACGAAATGGGATGGAGCGACGAGCGGATCGCCACAGACTTAGGGACACCGCGGGCTTTCGTCAGCACGGTTCGGGACGAGACTTTCGGCCCGGACATCAACGAGAAAGACTCCAAGGTAATCAACGAGGCCCAGGGTCTCTTGAACGAAATCAGGGAGTTCAGCAAGATCACACAGCCGATCGTTCAGCGCCTCACCGACTTGGCCGGCAGGGTCAAGTCAGTCGAGGAGCAGCTATCCGCGATAGGGATCAATCGGTTAAAATCACCACGGTAATCCCGACTTCCTGGAACATCATCTGCGTCCAATCGGATGAAGACTTCCAAGGCTCTCGGTCCAGGGGCGGCGGCGTAACCACCCGCTTGATGCCCCTGGACACGATCGACTTAGCACACTCCTGGCAGGGGAACATCGTCGTCACCAGCGTGGCGCCTTCCAGATCGAACCGGGCAAAGTCCAGGGCATTACGCTCCGCGTGCTGCGTCAGGGCGTACTTGGTCGGCTTGTCAGCCAACCTCTCAGTCGTGTCCTTAACCCCCGGCGGGAAGCCATTGTAACCGAAGGCGATCAGCCTGCGGTCACGGCCGACGACGACAGCCCCCACCTGAGTGGACGGGTCACGGCTCCACTGAGACACGTGCTGGGCTAAGGCAAAGTAGCGGCGGTCCCAGTTGGTCATCGGGTTAAATCAGACAGGTCAGGAGCCGTCCAGCCCGCCGGCTTCACCACGTCGTACATGGACTGCCGGGCAGAGTCTGAACCGTCGGGCTGGGCGCGGACCTTCTTCATGTTGGCTTCGTGGACGCGACGCCAGGCCTCGTCGAAGTCGAAGCCGTAAAGGTACGCTGTCCCGAGGGCGACGTAGACGAGATCCACGAGGGCGTCGAGTTTCTTTTCCAGGCTTTCGGCGTCGCAGAACTCGTCGAGTTCTTCTTGCATGAACCGAGCCCGAAAATCCTCCAGGGCTCCGGCAATTTCCCGCGGCGGTCCTTTGTAGTCCAGACCGAACTTCTCGTGAAACTTACGTATATCATCGTACATTGTCATTACACAACCCACTCCCTTTGGGGGTCCGAGAGGACCACAGTTGCCAGATCAATCTTCTTCCGCATAGCGTAGATAATCTTCCACTCGACGGTGTCGCGGGTCACGAAGTCAACGATCGTCACGCGATCCGTTTGCTGAATAGAAGACGCCCGTTCCTCGGATTGGTCTCTGTGTTCTAAGTTATCCGTGTTCGAGTAGTAAACAATTAAGTTGGCTTCGGACCAGTCACGGCCGCGGCCGCCTGATCCCGGCGTGGCGACGATGAACCGGCAGTCAGGATCGTTCTTGAACCTGTTGCTCGACTCTTCCCGGGTGTCGCGGTTCTGTCCCCAGAACGTCACGGTGGACTGCGCCCCGAACCGCCGCTCGAGGGAGGCCGCCACCTTCTGCAGGTCGCGGGTGTAACTGCACCAGACGATCGCCTTGCCGTCGTGGTCCTCCAGGAGCTCCAGGAGCGCGTTAGTCCGGTTCTCAGGGACCTGCTCAGTCGTCTTTGTTTCGTCGTCCGTAGCCCAGCCACAGCACAACTGGTGGAGTCGTAGAGTCGTCGTGATGCTGTGCTGGGAGGACATGAACACCCCGTCGCGGATCTCAGCCGTCGCGGTGGCTTCCATCTGCCGATAAAGCCGTTCCTGAACGGGCGTCATCTCGACTTCGCGGGTCACGTACAGCTTAGGCGGCACGTCAGCGCAGTCCTCGAGACGCTTGCGGTAGGACCAGGGTTCTAATTTAGACCACAGCTCGTCGATCTTGTCCGTGTACCGAACCACCAGCGGAATGTGAAACTTGCCGCCGACGATGATGTTCTTAACGATCGCGTATCGCTGCTGGAAGGCCTTGTACGAAATGAACCCCAGGAGACCTGGTTTCAGGAACTCGAATTGACCCCACAGGTCTAAGGGCGACCGCGGCGTAGGCAAGCCCGACAGGATGCGGACCTTGCCGGCTAAGGGCCGCAGGTTGTGGATCGACTGCGCCCGATGCGATCCCTTGCCGCTTTGCTCCCACCGCAGGATCGTAGTGCTCTCGTCGATGACTAACATGGACTGGGGGTGCATCTGCAGGAGGGCAGCGCAGGCGTCCCGAACCTCTTGCACGACGCTGAAGGCCTCGATGTTCGCGATCAGGATCTTAGGCCGCTTCGTGATCTGGAACAGCGGCGCGATGGACTTCATCTTCAGCTTGCTGTCCCACACGGCGACGATGGACCGCTCCAGCACCCCGTGTTCTAGGTGCTTGTTCAGTTCCGTTACCCAAACGCGGTAAACTCCTGCCGGTGCAGTGACGACCAGAACCCCGCCGGACCGGTCGAGGGATCTTTGCCAATCGTCGATCGTGACTTTGGTTTTGCCGGTCCGCATCGTCATCAAGAGAGCGAACGCGTCTTTGTTTTCCATTCGCTGGAGGGCTTCAACTTGGTGGGCGTAAGGTTTGAACGTCACTGTTTTCTCCGTGGAAAAGAACCTCGGGTCTTTAATCTACCAGTATACAATACTACAAAACTATGGGATACAGGAATTTAATCATGGAGGTAACATGACGAGTCCGCTCGACGAGATACTCAAGCAGCGTGGCACTGTCCACGGCGACTTCACAGATGTTGCCGACGTCAGCCAGCAGCTTAAGGCTGTGCTCCAAACGGGCAAGTCCTGGAACGAGTTGACAGCGGTCCAAAAGGAAAGCCTGGAGATGATCATGCACAAGGCCGCCCGCATCGTTTCGGGAAACCCCAACCACCACGACCACTGGGATGACGTTGCCGGCTACGCCACGATCACATCCAAAAGGATCGTCTGACGTGTGCGGTTGGTTGGCCCAAGCAGGACCGAAATCGAAGACCTTTGACAAGGCCCTCGAGAGCCTCAACCATCGGGGCATTCGAAAGAAAGTCATCAGCCACAGCTACGGCACAGTGGGCCATGTCCGCTTGCCGATCGTGGGATTGTCCACGGCAAACGACCAGCCCGTTCAAAAAGGCAACTGGACGATCGCCTTCGTCGGCGAGATCCTGGACTTCCGCGACAAAGATCCAAAAGCCGAGTGCGACCTGCCGATCGTCGTGGACCGCTGGATGACGGGCCTGACAGACCACGACGGCTTCTGGAGCATCGTGGCTCTGAAGAATAACGGCACGCTCCACGTGGTGTGCGATTACCTGGCGCAGAAGCCCACGTACTACCGAGCTGACGTGCGGGCCGCCGCGTCTGAGCTGAACGCCCTGACGATCCTGGCACCGACGCAGCCTGACGAGGTGTACCTGGCCGCTGTGATCAAGTGGGGCTACTGCCCTGAGGTCGAGCGAACTCCCTACCGCCAGATCAAGCACGTCCTGCCGGGGGAACACGTCCGCATCACTCCGTTCGGTTCTGTCCACCGGGAAATCATAGATCCACTTCATCCTGTTAAAGGCGACTTGAAAGCTGAGATCGAGGCGGCAGTCCGCCGGCGGGTCCTGGCCGCGGATGTGCCCGTGGCTTGTCTTTTGAGCGGGGGTTTGGACAGTTCCATTGTTTACACCCTAGCGCGTCGCCACGGCACCGTCATCCCTTACTACGCGGACCTCGGCGACGGCGACGCCATGGAGCACTTCCGGGTGTCCGCTGTCGCGGGCAAGCAAAAAGTAAACGAGGTCCACGGCTCCGTGGACGTAGACGACGACACCTGCCTGTCGTACCTGCAGGAGCCGATCGACTTAGGATCTTTGCGCCCTCAAATCGCCCTGGCTCGGGCCATCGGGGACAAGCAAACGGTGTGCCTGACTGGTGACGGCGCAGACGAAGGCTTCGGCGGCTACGGCCGAGCAATGCGGTACGACTCCCAGGGCTCAGACTTGTTCCACGAACTGCCCGCGTGGCACCTGGTTCGCCTGGACCGAGTGATGATGCGCCACCGGATCGAAGTCCGCAGTCCGTTCCTGGCTCGTCAGGTGGTTCAGATTGCCCTTGGCCTGCCTTACGAGGAACGGCGCAACAAGAAAATCCTCCGCGATCTATTCCGCGACGACCTGCCGCCGGAGATCGCCGACCAACCTAAAAAACCCCTGCGGATCGAGGAGGACCGTGAAGAGCGGTCTCAAAATCTGGTCCGCCTGTTTCGACAAAAGGACGCAACATGGCACAGCTTACTTCAATCGGGATCACCTGTGGCATTGGTAGTCTCCTGATCGGTGCTCGGTCTGCAGGGTTCAAGGTCCTGGGCAACGTCGAGTGGCGGAAGTACTACCACGAGAAAGACTCGGACGGCCGCAACACTTTCCTGGAGAACTTTCCAGGGGCCGTGTTCCCCCACTCCGTCGAGCAGATGACGGAAGAAGAGTTCCGCCGATTTAGTAATCCCGACCTGGCCCTCGGCCACCCGGAGTGTGGAGCTTACAGCGCCCTCAGCGGGGCGAATAAGAACTTCAGGGAACGGGCCGCGACCGATCAGTCTGACATTCCTTTGTTCGTGGAACTGGTGGCAAAGCTGAAGCCCCGCTACTTCGTCATGGACGATCTACCGAAGTCCCTGACCGCGTATCCTATGAAAGAATACGCCGACGGTCTGCCTGAGTATGACCTTTACCCCGAGTGGGTCTCGAACTGGGGCTACGGCAACGTCCAGAAGAACCGCAAGCGCTTGTTCATGCTGGGCGCTCTGAAGAAAGAACGGTGGGTGTTCCGCCCTGGCGAAGCCGAGCACGCGTTGACCGTGGCCGACGTTCTGGGTGACCTGGGCAAGCCGCGGTCGCGATCGAACATGCCGAACATGGACCCGTGCGACCTGTCGGCCGAATGCTTCCGAGCGCTGAACTTAGGCGGTTACCGAAAAAAGAACAGCTGGGGCGACGTCAAGAAGTACTTCGCCGACAAGAGGGCTGGCCACACTCTGCAGTACCCCACTAAAGAGGGCCGGCTGGTCAACCGGATCGGCTTCCTCAAGGGGCACTGGGACGGTCCCAGCCATGTCCTGACCGGCCAGAACGCCACCCTCCATCACTTGCGGTGCGAGCCCTATACCATCCGGGAGCGCGCCCGCATCATGGGCTTCCCCGACGATTTCATCTTTTATGGCACGATCCTGAACGCCAAAGGCGAGTGGAACCACGACGAGAACAGCCACATGGTCCGGCAGACGGGCAAGGCAATGCCCATACAGTTCGCCGAGTACGTGTCCCGGCAGATCGCGGCCCACATAGGGGGCAAGCCGTTTGCGTCGTCAGGCGTACGCCTGCTGCCGGCTAACCCCCACATAGACGAAGCCAAGCAGTGGTATTGCCAGAACGTGGGCTATGCCGACCAGCCGCAGGCCTGCGGCCAGTGCTGGCTGGCCCGGCGGTGTCAGATCCGTACCCGGAAGTACGGTTTACCCCCTGAGGGGGACGTAACTCCGGTCCCATCTAGGGACTTACGCCCTCCGGATTCTAAGTCTGAACCAAAGAAAACACGGACCCCCTCCCAAGTCCTTGTAAACAAAAAGAAAAAACACGGGTATCCTGATACCCATAAAACTTATCCCCCGCTCACAATAGAGGAATACTAGAAATGTATGGAGAACGAGTCAACCTGATCAAGGGCCAAGTGCCCGAGTTTTACCACTGCCGCTGCAAGTACTGCCAGAAGATCCTCGGCGAGCTCTTGCGGCCTGACGGCAGTTACTACAGCCGCTTGGAGCGGCGGCAATACTATGACCCTTCTGAGTCAGGATCTAAGAACGCTGACGGCAGTAAGAAGCATTCACACATCGCAAAATCTCCTCTTCACGTTTCTCGCTGGGCGATCCAGCAGTACACCAAACCCGACCAGTGGGTCCTCGACCCAACTTGTGGCGCGGGGACAACAATCGTCGAAGCCGTGACCCAGGGCCGGAACGCCGCCGGCATGGAGCTGGAGTACGGTGACATCCTGAAGGCGAACATCGCTAAGGCCAAGGAGATCAACAACCTGCCGATTGTCAAGATCGGCAATGGCGACGCCAGGGAAATCGCCACCTTCCTGGAAAAGGCTAAGGTGCCGCCAGTCCACTTGGTCCTGAACAATCCGCCGTACTCGGGCGACGTGTCCATGCCCAGCCCAAAGGGGAAGCTCCGCGGCAAGGAACACCGCGACCAGGAAATCACGTTCAAGTACGACAAGACCCTGCCCAATCTCGCTTTCCTGAAAGAGGGCGAGGAGTACTGGCAGACCATGATGGAGATCTACAAAGCCTGTGTAGGCCACTTGGTCAAGGGTGGTTTCTTAGTTCTTGGCATCAAGGACATGAGCAAGAACAAAGAGCCGTTCCTGCTGCACAAGATGTTCTGCGAGCAGATCGAGGACAGCCTGAAACTGAAGTTCGTCGGCACAGCGTTCCTGAAGCACCACCCGGGCACGCTGCATCTGAATAGCTGCATGAAGCGCCATGGCTTCGAGCCGCCGAAGCATCAGACCATTAGTGTGTTCAAGAAATAATACTAGTATACACGGCTGAAGTTTTGTAGTTTATCTGTTGTACCGGCAATCACCGGAAAACAGAGGAACGAAAACGATGCTGACGAAGACAAAAGAAGAGCCGAAGACGATCTTGACCATTAGCCCGCCGAACTTTCAGCTGGCTAAGGTCAAGATCATTGGCACTGCCCCCCTGGTCATGAACAAAATGTCCAGCGCAAACCGGCAGAAGATGATCGACGACATGATGGCCGGTAGTCGTACCAAGAAAGGTACCGCCCGGCCGCCTAAAGACTTCGACGCTGTCTATAAAGGCGCGATGCACATCAGCGAAACGGGCCAGTATGGCATTCCGGCTTCAGCCCTGCGGACGGGCATGATCGACGGCTGCCGCCTGGTCGGTTTCAAGATGACGATCGCGAAGCTCAGCGTCTTCGTCGAGGCCGATGGTTTCGACACCGACGACGGCCAACCTCTCGTGCATCTCACTGTTGGTTCTCCGGTTCGCCGGGACATGGCTGTGAAGCTGGCGAACGGTTCGACTGATATCCTGGCACGGCCATTCTTCATGCCGTGGGAGTGCGAGCCGACCTTGCGTTGGGACGGTGACCAGTTCAACGCTCAGGACGTCATCAACTTGCTCGCTCGCGTTGGCGGTCAAGTTGGCATCGGCGCTGGACGGCCCAATAGTAAAATGAGCACAGGTATGGGCTGGGGTACTTTCCGCGTCGAGTCCTGAACCTAGCAGGCCAAGCATAGCGCAGTAATGCACAGACCAGCTTAGTCAAGTATAGCGCAGTCGAAGCAGGCTTAGTTTAGCAGATCGGAGCATAGAATAGCAGAGCCCCGCAAAGTTTAGCCGAGTCAAAGCAGGCGGAGCTAGGCAGAGCGTAGTTCAGCTTAGTCCAGCACAGATTAACGTAGCAAAGTCGAAGCAGGCGAAGCTTAGCTCAGCGCAGCGAAGCGGAGATCAGCGTAGTTTAGCACAGCATAGCCCAGTCAAAGCAGGCAAAGGAGACTAAAGTGAGCATCAAGGAAGAGTTACTAGCGTTGCGGGAGGCCCAAGGCGGCATCCTGCGGGTCGAGCCGGTGGTCGAGTGGGCGCAAGCCCACCCGACTTCGGATCTTCACAAGTCCCTGGAATGGGACGATGAGAAAGCGGGCTTCGAGTGGCGGTGCCACCAAGTCCGCCGGCTGATCGCTGTCCACGTCGTGAACGAGGAAGGCGAGCGGCAGATGGTAAGCCTGACTATCGACCGGGTGAGACCGGGCGGTGGCTATCGGGACATTCAAGACGTCGGCTCTGTCCCTAACCTGCGGGAAGTCATGCTGGGGGATGCTCTCGACGAATTGGAGCGGGTTCAGGCCCGCTACAATCACCTGCAGGAGCTTGTCCAGATCTGGGAAGCCGCTGATCAAGTCCGCCAGCGTCATCCTCGTAGGCACCGTCGCGGCCGGCCGGAGAACCGATCGACGGCCTGAAGTCGAAACAGGCGGAGCTAAGTCGAGTTCAGCTTAGCGCAGACAAGTGATGTTTAGCAGAGTCGAAGCAGGCGGAGCTAAGTCGAGTTCAGCAAAGCAAAGTCGAAGCAAAGCAGGCCGAGCACAGCCAAGCGTGGAAGAGCACAGTGCGGTGAAGTTAAGTCGAAGCAAAGCAGGCAAAGCCCAGTGCGCAGAGTGGAGCAAGCTAAGCCATGCCCAGCCCGGCCCAGTCGAAGCAAAGCAGGTAAAGCGTGAAATGGATTGTTGGAACTGATGACCCGACCGGCCGCGGCGACGCGTTCCCTCCGAACACGAAGGGGACGGGCCGCCGCCTGCTGGCCTTGAGCGGGCTGTCCGCAGACGAATACACGGCGACGTTCTTCAGAACCAACACCGAAGAGGAACCGGTCTTTCGCGGGGGCGACACCGTCGTCGTTCTGGGGCGCGTCGCCTGGCGTCACCTCCGCCTGCCGTCCCGTCATCCGTGGTTTACTTCAACGGTCAAAAATAGAACTACATACTGGTTAATTCCCCACCCGTCGGGAAAAAACCTGATGTACAATAGCCTGCAGGTAAGACGCAAGACGCAGCGTCTGATGCGGTCTCTGTCACGGAGGTAGTGATGGAAATAGATCCGATTTGGCGAACGCAGTTCCAGGGCGGCCAACCAAAGGAGAGGAAAACAGTGAAGAAAATCCCCTGTCGTATATCTGTAGGCCACCACCCCCCTGGATATAGCAAACAACGAAACTGTCAGATGATCGCTATCCATGTCCCGTCTTTTGTAGGAGTCTATGACACCGTGTGGCTTTACCACACGAAAGATCGGGGGATGATCGTAGTTAAACCGCGGGTCGGATTTACTAAGCACAAAGTGCAGAAGAAAAAGGGCCGAATCACCCACAACTCCCGACTTAAGTTGGGAGAATTAAAAAAATGCGGACTCACAGACACATTCCTGGTTCAAAACGGGGATGAGTACGTTTTCGAGTTCCCCAAATGATCTACGTGACAGACACACCGTCGTTTGAAGCCGTGCGGCAGGATCTCCGGCGGGCGTTTCGGACAGCGCCGCGCGTTGCCACTGAACGGTGGCAGGGGCTCGATGTCAGCCAGAACCCTGCCGCCGTGTCGTACGAGCTGAGGAACGTGGAGTTCGAAGTATCCCTCGGCGGGTTCGAGGACCTCGACCACTGGCGGCAGGACATTCAGCCGAACCTGCCCTGGGCCGATGATCACTTCCTGGAGCGCGTGGGCGGCGAGCCCCTGAACCCAGGGAGGGAGTGGGCCAACTGGCCCTGGGCCGGCAGCGCTGCCCGGTTCAAGGAGACCCACTTCAACCACACTTACATGGAGCGTCTGTGGCCTAAGTTCGCCCGCCGGTCCGGCGGCGGCACCCTGCCGGAGAAGGGCCGGTTGAGGAAGTACCCTGCCGGCGACAAGCGGCCTAAGTACGGCGTCGCTTATTACTGGGGCGACCTCGAAGATTTGGTCGAGATGCTGGCCAAAGAGCCGCACACCCGGCAGGGGTTCATCCCGCTGTTCTTTCCTGAGGACACGGGCGTCGGCGACGGCGGCCGCAAACCGTGCACCTTAGGATACCAGGTCATGGTCCGCGACGGCGAAGCCCACATGTGGTACCCCTTGCGGTCCTGCGACTTCGTCCGTCACTGGGCCGACGATTGCTACCTGGCCGTGCGGCTGCTCCTGTGGATCATCGACCGCTGCCGAGAAATCAACGGAGATGATTGGCTATCAATCCGACCCGGTAGCCTGGCCATGCACTGCACTAGTCTGCACATTTTCGAAAATGACAGACGGGAGTTGCTGAAATCGTGAAAACTGCCTTTGTCTATGGTAGAGAAGTCTTGATCCTCGCGGCAGGCCCGCAACAATCTTGGATCAAGTGGAGGGACAATGGCACTGAGCAAGCAGTCATCAACGACCATATCAGAAGTGATCCACTCGTACGGCAGCCAGATGGGAAAGACGTTCCCCGATCGGACAAAAACCATCGGCGCGTCCGAGATCGGCCTGTGCGCGCGGCGGATGCACTTCCTGAAGAAGGGATACCAGACCGACGCGGCCGAGACAGCGGCCAAGCGGCAAGGGGACAAGAGAGGATCTCTGGCGTTGCCCGAGAACTGGGGCGCCCACGTCCGCGGCAGCGTGATTGAGGAGCAGCTGTGGGCGCCAGCCATGAGGGCAAAGTTCGGCGATGACCTCAAGATGGCCTGGCCTGAGCAGCAAACCCTGACGTCTGGAGCCCTTTCGGCCACACCGGATGGGGTGGTCGTTGGCCGGGGGAATGAGCTTCTGAAATATCACGGCATCGTTTGTAATAAAAAAACCGATGTTGTCGTCGAGTGCAAGTCGATAGACCCGCGGGTGAACCTGGTTGAGGAAAAGGCCCAGCACGCGTATCAAGTCCAAGTTCAGATGGGCCTGATCCGCGAGCTGACGCCGTACAAGCCGCTGCACGCGATCATCTCCTACGTCGATGCTTCGTTCTGGCAGGAAGTCAGCGAGTTCGTCGTGGCCTGGGACGAGGACCTGTTCGAGAAAGCCAAGAGCCGCGCCGCCAGGATCTTGGCCGGAGACCCCCACGACCAGAAGCCCGAAGGCTGGATCGCCGGCGGCAAGGAATGCGGCTGGTGTCCCTGGAGCCGCCTGTGCAACAACATGCGCGGCAACGTGCCCACCGAAGAAGTGGGGCTGGACCAGCAGAAAGTTGCTGAAATCCTGGACCTCTGCCGAGAAGCCCTGAAGCACCACTACGCCCGCGCCGAGGCCGACGAGAAGTACCGGGAGATGCAAGACGTGATCAAGACTCGTCTGCAGGAGTTAGGGACTAAGAAAGTTCCTGGCGTCGTGAATTGGGTGCCCGTCAAGGGCCGCACCAGCTGGGACATGGACGCAGTGGTCAAGTTCCTGGAGAAAAAGAAAATCAAGATCGAGCAGTTCAAGTCCACGGGCGAACCCTCGTCGCAGCTGACCATAGACAAAAAAATAGTCCTGATCTGAAAAAACAATGGTACAGTTGCCGCACCGCATTCCGCGGAACAAAGGACGATAACGATGGACGATCTGACAAAGACGAAACAGAACAATCTCGTCAACCTCCAGAAAAATTACTTCCAGCAGTACGGTGAGGCCGTCTCGGGCCAACAGACGATCGTGGGCTCGTTGCTGAAGTTCAGCAAGGGCCACTGGCTGAAGGGAGCGGAGGAAGAGGAAGTGGTGGCAGCTACGAAGTTCGTCGTGAACATGGACGAGATGTTCACGGGGTTCCAGTGCTGGAAGGACAACAAGCCCGTCGAGCACCGGCGGGGGAAGATCTCGGAAGGCTGGGCACCGCCTAAGCGCGCCGAGCTGGGCGACATGGACCAGGAGCAGTGGGAGCTCGACACGAACGACAAGCCCCGCGACCCCTGGCAGTTCAACAACTGGCTCCTCATGAAGCCTGTGGGCAAACGGTACAGCACGGACGTCGCCCTCACGTTCATCACGTCAAGTCAGGGCGGCATCAGCGCTGTAGGAAAGTTCACGAAGGCCTACGGCGACCAGATGGCGCAGCACGAAGACGAGTGGCCGATCATCGAGATTGGTTCTGAGTCGTACAAGCACTCGAACAAGGAGTTCGGCCGCATCGAGAAGCCGATCCTTACCCTGGTAGGGTGGGAGAAGAAATCCTTGTTCGTCGTTGAAGACGAGGAAGCCGCCGCCGAGCCCGAGCCCGCGCAGACGACGAGGAAGGGCCGCCGCAGATAAAACTGTGTTTCAAACAGACCCTCGCTGCTTCTAGCAGCGGGGGTTTTCAATGGAGGTAACCGTGGCACGAACTATAGTCCCCGCTCAGCCAGGACACGAAGTAATATTAGAAAACGGTGATCGTTTCCCTATCATCGCTTGGTCGGTCATAGACGATGCACTACTTCGTCCTTTCCCTGTGACTTATCATCCATTGCCGCAAATGGAGAAACTCACGACGATCCGTTACCCTGACGGCCGGGTGTACGACGGGAGCAAATGGTATGAGAGCGTCGAAGCCTGGCAGGCTAGATAAAACTGTGTCACAGTAAAAAACAGTCATCTTCAAAAAATAGGCGTGGTACAAAAGGACCCCAGCACCGCGGCGTAGGTGCTGGGGTTTCAATGTAACCTGACGGTTCAATCCACTGGAGGGGGGCTCATTATGGACTAAATCATCAGCAGCACGAAGGCTCTCCTCAGCATCCCTACCAACGAGAGCCCTTACTCAACCACCACAACCGGAAAGGCTGTAGTCCCTACAACCCACAACAAGAAAGGTTGCAGTTATGCCATCCAATAATCATTCAGCGGGTGGAAGTAAACC